CAACGAGCGTGCAGGCGGCAGGGGTCGCCACCGCCGGAGCGGTCGTGCTTCCGCAATTGATTGGCGCCCCGGCGACAGCGGCGATTGCCTCGACGGCTACTTGGTACATTGACATCGACGCCACCTGTTCGAGCGGGACCTTCACGGCGCAGGTCGCCGTGATTGAGAACATTTGAGGAAGGCTAACCATGCCTGATGTTACACAAAGTGCGACGCAAAACGTAGTTCCTCCAGAACGTATTAAAGCGATTCTGGATGCTATTGCCAAATCAATGTCAATGACGGGACGCGCGCTTGGCGGTGGCCAAGGTGCTGGCGCAGGTCCACAGTCGGTGCCCGCGCAGCCTGGGGCCATTGGCGCTGGAGCGATGCCACCTCCGGTTCCCATGGGAGCGCCTGCCGGTGCAGGAATGCCCGCGGCGTTGCCGCCTGCGGCTCCGCAGCAGCGTCAAGCAATGCCGCAGCAGATACCTTATGAATATAGTTCGCCGCAGGCAAGGACTGGAGCGGTCGTTAGCGGAGCTATTTCATCTTTGAGCCAATTTGCAAGCAACTTTGCGAAGGAGTCAATGGACAAAAGACGAACCGCGTCGGAAAGCGCAGCGTATACACTTTTGCTCAAAGGTGGCGGGAAGCTCCCCGAAGGGATTGCCACTGACGACAAGAAAACTTCCAAAGTTGTTAAGACTCTTCAAGCGTTCATGTCGGGGAATCCTGAAGAAATAATGAAGGCTTCGGCTACACCGGAAGGACAAGGAGTACAAGCGGCGATTACAAAGTATACGCAAATGGCGCAGGCGGAGGAAGCCAGGAAGCTGGAGCAGGCTAAAGAAAGGCAGTCGATTGCTTTACAAGGAGCACAAGCTAAACAAGCTTTGGCACACGCCGAACAACTAACAGCGCAGGCTGAGGCCCTTCGCAGGCCCGAACAGCCACCTGCAATTGCTGCAGAAACGAAGGATGTCCGCGGTCCTGATGGGCAGATTCGCGTAATGCAATTTAACACCAAGACGGGAACATATGATAAAGACCTTGGTGTGAGTGGCGCTTTGCATTCGCTTCCGGAAGGAGTAATGGAAATGAATGCTTGGCTAGTAAGACCGGAGAATAGAAGTAGGGATGCCGCAGATTATGCTGTTTGGAAACAATCAATACATCCGTCGATGGAGCAATTGTATGTTGAGCTGGACTCCAAAAAGAGGGCTGGTACGGCTACCGCGGATGAACGTGGTAAACTGGCTTCTATAGAACGCTACCGTACAATGGTTACAGCAGCCACTTTCAATCTTAATAACCCTACACCTTCCGAAACCGAAGTTGCTTTTTGGGCTAAAGCGTCACTTGACGATCCCAAGAACTTTACGTTGATTCAAAGGAATAAGGTTCTGGCTCAGGCTGTGACTGCTAAATTAGCTGAGGGCGGCGTTACGCCTTTGCATGTTACGGCGCAAATTAAGGATATGGCGATGCGTGCGGGGTCTATTATGAAACATGCTGATGTTGTTAGAAGTACCATTGATGGTCTCGATGCCAAAGGGCAACTTGGTCCTCTTGCTTCTAGGTGGAACGAATTCATGACTGGTACTTATGGTAAAGGACCAGAATTTGAGAAGCTTCGTGCTAATATCAAATTACTCATGTCTGGTATGGGAATGGTTCATGGTGGCGCCCGCGGTGGTGGCAGTATTACAATGGTTAAAAATTTTGAGAGCGTGTTAAATGTAGCTAAAATGGATGCAGCCACGCTTAAATCTGGTGTGGATGTGTTCCACGATTGGCTTAAAGGCTATGCCGAACTCGCGCCAGGTTACAGCGGCATTACGCCGGGCGCCGCTAAGGAGCCGTCGCCAGAAAGTATTATCTTCCAACCACGACCGTAACAAGTTATGCCGGACGAACAACAACTACGACCACTGGCGGATGTTTTGCGGGACGACCGCTTTGTAGCGGCTTCGTCGGAAGCAAAGCGTCGAATCCTTACGGCGTACCACAAGCAAGCCCGTACGGAAGGCGAAAAGCCTACAAGAGAGCCTTACGCCGGTTTTACCCCTAGTCATTTACTTGGACAAGGATGGGAGGCGGTCAAGTCTATAGCGGGCTTTGTTCCGGGTATGCTTGCTCCACCTAGTGGAGCAGCCGAAAGTATAGCCATGGGAATTGGTGGGCCGGCTGGAGTCGCCACGACGCGGTTACTTGAACCCCAAATTGCTGAGGCTGGTAAAGCTTGGGAAGCCGCAAAGGGTGGGCGTCCTTTAGAGGCTGCGGGGCGTGTTGGTGCAGCGGTGCTTCCCGTATTGGGACCAATTGCAGCAGGACTTGGAGAGCAGGCTGGACGTGGCGACATAGGCGGCGCACTTGCACAAGCCGCGGTGTACGCTGCCGCGCCGAAGGTCACTGGAAAAGTCGTGGGCGCTACTAGCAAAGCTGGCGCTCGGGTATTTGGTCCTATTGAGCGTCCACGTGCTATACTTTCCCTGGAAGCTGCTATAGATCCATTGGAGCCTACGGCTCGTATTGCACGTCTTCCAAGTAAAGGTTCCATTCCAGGACGCCTCAAACTCGAAAAGGGAAAGCCCGTTGTCGAAGTCCCGCGCTTGGAAAGTTCCGTTCCGGAAATCGCCGAAGCCGCGCGGTCGCAAGGCATTAAGCTATCCGAAAGAGGACTCGAAGGGCAGTTAGTGGCTGGTGATGAAGCCATGACAAGGACATGGGACTTTGCTATGCAGCGGCTTGGTCCGATTGCACAGCAGCCACTTGTCCAGCTTAGGACGGGAACATCTATTCCTGTACTGAATGAACTTTTTAAAGAGTCGAAGAAATGGCAACCGTCCGAGGCCTTGAAGCTCCAGAAATTGGGAGGTGAGATTATCGCGGGGCGTCGGATTAGTATTGACAGTGCGCGCTGGATGCAGGACTTGATAGACAAACACTTATATGAAGGCGGCCTCGCCGCTAGTCAGACGCCAAAGGCGAGGGCGTTACATACGTTGAGGGAGGAAATACGTGGAGAGGTCGTCAAAGCCGCGGATGAGTATGCAAAGCCCGCGCAGGCTGGCCAAATACTCCGAACGTGGGGTGACATCAAGGAAGTTGTAAACAAGACCGGCGCGCGGCTTATAGATTACGCAATCGGAGAGTCCAAGCCGTGGTATCATCGAGTGTCAGGCTGGGAAGCTTACCACGCAGCTCGTGGTGCTTTAGGCTCACCACTGCACGCTGTTATCGCTGTAAGCCGTGTCCTAACGGGTAGGGGCTACAAAGTGTCGAACGTATTGGTAAAAAGAGCGTGGCGCACCTTGGAAGGTGAGCGCAGTAAGCTATCGCCTGCGACAGAGTTTAAGGCGATGGAGCCAGGTGCTCCACCGCAGCTTCCTCCAGGACCTGGTACTGCGCCGCCGCCTCCACCCGGACCGCCTCCACCGCCTGGTGGGGGAGGGGCGCCACCGCCATCGGCTGACACGCCTCCAGCGATGCGTCCGCTAAGTCCCCAAGCGCAAGCTCAAGCTCGTGCAGCGGCTGAAAGAGCAACTGCGGCGGCGAAGCCTTCCGGCAAGCCTCCTATCGTCCCCGACTGGGAAAACGCCGTCAAAGTATACCTTCGTGGAGAGTTTGGTCCTAAAGGACGTCCTTCACCTAGTATGATAGAGGCTAAGCGTCTTATGGCGCTGGTGAAACAAGGCAAGATGCCAATTGAAAGCGTCCCGAAAGAATTTCACCAAGAAATTATGGAGAGTCCATTCTTGGACGCGAAGGGCCGCGCAGCGAAGAGACAGGCTACGAGACGTGAAACTGGTGCGGCTCCGAGCAGTACGACGGTTAGCATTGATGCTGCTGGAGGCGTAGAGTCTAAGGTTATCGCGGGAAAGACTCCTCAAGTAGCTTCGACGGAAACGCAGCTAATTGGCGAGGAAAACGCTGTAAACAGAGCGGCTTCGCTGATACGTGAGGGGAAGTCGGTTAAGGCGGTGTTCAGCGCGCTAACCGAAGGTCTTGGTAGAAACCTAAAACCGAAAGAGTTTGATATACTTACCAAGGCAATTCTTGAGATAGGGGCTAAAGGCCCAAAGAAGTAAATCCAAAGGAGGATCGTAAGATGGCTTCAGGCTCAATGTCCACAGACCAAGTCAAAGCCGAAATTAAGAAACTCGAACGCTCGGCGTCGATGACGCAGGCGAACTCTCCGATTTATTCTGGGCGTTCGGGTAATGGTAAGAAAAAAGGCAAAGCGAAGCGGGGTTTCTAGTAACACAGCTTTGCTACAAGTATCAACTTAATTGATACTTCGTCATAAGTGTGTTTAGCCCGCCGCTGTATAATCAAGGACTTCGTCGGAGACGACTTTGGCGAGGACTTCGTCCGCACCGAAGATTGTGTATACGGGTTTACCCTTGAATTGTACAAGAGTACCAGAGAACTGGCCGTAAAGGACACGGTCTCCGATGTGAAGACCCATACACTTGTGTATACACAACTCTTCAGGACCGCTGTGCTCCTGATCAAGATCGTGGGGGATGGTACATAATGAAGCTTGCGGTCCCGCTGCCCTTATTACCCCAGTAGTCGGTCTCCGCTTCGCGTTGTCAGGTATTACCAATACGCCAGTATATTTGAACTCGTCAGTTTCGACGAGTATCCTCGCTCCCTGCGGGATTAGGATGCAGTCCATGTTCTCACTCCCTTTTCTTTTTCCATTCCAAAGCTAAAAGCCCTAGCTCCGCTTCGTACTCAGACCAGCTAACGCCCAATTCGGTGGCAACGAGGCGTTCGACAGACGAAGCGATTCCATGCGGTTTCGCGTAAGGACAACGGGGATCGTCTCCTGGTTCGCCTTCGCCGCCTTTCTCAAAATCGAAATTTAAATCGAATCGGTCGACCCCTTCATTGGTAATTCCTTTGTACTCGCAAAGGAACGCTTCCACAAGTTCGTGAACGGCAATCAGCAATTCCCGTTGGTGGTTTGATAGTTCAGAGACCAAAACGTCAAGCGCCGGTCCTGACGGGCCTTCAAAGAACACCCAATCCCCAACCGTGTTATAACGCTGTGACCCGTGTGGTATCGTGCGAATGTGAATGTCCAACATACGTTTCCTCACTCTTCTTTGGATCCCAAGTATCGCAATCGCGTTCGCGGCCGCAATCCAGGCATACTACGTAGCTTGACTTGTAGTAGTTGAGCTTTCCGTTTCGCATACGCCTTCGCAACGGGCGCGTCTCACGGCGATGCGTACAACCAAGCAAAAAAGATAATATGTATTTAAGTGTCTTTGTCAAGGCGTAGCCCCTCCTACGACTGATGCCGATGGTGGCATTTGGTAGACGACTTTGCCACCCTTGCACGCTTCGATTATAGTACCGTCGTCAATTAGCAATGCTAGACCCTCAAGTACATCCCTGGACGAAGCGTAGCGCCACATGGCTCTTAGGATTTCGTTGCGTGAGACGCAGACTTTGATCCTAATAAAACTTTGGAGCTTGTCGAAGAAGATCCCAGCTTCAATTGCTTCTCTTATCACGGTGTAGCCCCTCCTAGAGCTAGTGGTGGTATTACCTGGTAAAGAATCTTATTGCCTGTTTGCTTTTCGATTACAATTCCGGCGTCAATTAACGTTGTCATAATCCTTGTAATATCTTCGCTTGTGGCGTGGCGCCACATAGCTTTTGTAATCTCGCTGCGCGAGGCGTAGCCCCTGGCTTCAATAAGCGTTAGTATTTTGTCCCCAACGACTGTTAGGTCACTTTCGCCAACCCTTCGGAAGACTCTTAGTATATCTTCTTCGATTTGGTCGATTTCGTTAGACGCCTGCGTTATATCTTCGAGGCTTATTACCAAATCGTCGCACCGCGCTGCACTCAACGCCATTGCAAGCTTCGCTGCGTGGACCCACTTCGTGGACTTGTACGAGCTTACCACTTCGTCTTCAATATCTCCTGGAGTTGACGCATAGTAGACTTGCTCGAATTTCATACGTGCTTCTGGACTGAACTTAAATTCTCCCTGCAAATGCGAAGAGATGTACCGAAGGTCGTCTAGTAAATCATCCGGAGGAATTATGTCGGGCGGCCATGGAACATCTTTGCCCCGATGCGGAGCATAAATGAAATTGATTCGTCTAGTAAAGCCGCTGCTTATCGTTTCCTCTGGAAGTGCTCTGACCATTCCACCTGGGGTAACACCACCGAGGAGATTTACACACGGCTTGTCAATTGTGAAGAGACCCTTACCACGGGTGCCGTAGTCAAATGGATGCTCACGCGAGTCCCACAAGTCGGATAAGTCTTTCAGACCATCCGGATCGCGTAGTAACACTGGAAGTTCTGTTGCTACTAAGAGTACGGAACTATCGAATCCGATTGATGTACCACCGCTTTGCGTTATAGTAGCGGAGCTAAAGCCTTTGGCTAGCCGTTCGAGAATGTAAGGTACTGTTAGTCTATCCGACAGCATGTTAATTGTGCCAGACGGACGTATTACGTTTATCGCTGGATTTATCGCTGCACCTTTACCCGCACCAGGTGGGCCGACTAATACCGTGTACATATTCGGATAAAGCTTGTGAGTACCTCGCTTGAGCCAAACGTGACGTTTCATAGCCGCAGCTATAATTGCCGCTCCGCACCAGTACATGAATCTGGGAGGAGCTTCGCTTGACTCTTTAAGGCGTTCCATGTACTCAGTAAGCCATGGTCGCTTAAGAAGGCGCATGGGGTCATACAGCCCAAATTATAACCCATTTCGAGTTCAATCGGGATCGTAACCCCGAATCCTTTTGGAGGAATCCAAAGTCTCCGATCGAAGGCTTTTTGGATCAGCTTCGCAGTGTTCCGGATTTCCACCCAGCTATCGTTAATTTCGACCAGGATGGAATCGTGAGACTCAGCCAATACAATTGGCTGAGCATCTTCGATGGCAACGATGGCCATTCCATTGTTGTCTCCTACAGTGGACTGTGGAATGAAGGCGAAGCCCTTACGGAAAATTGCGTTGTTATCGGCATATGGACGTAGTCCAAAGAAAATACGTGTTCGTCCCAATGGAGTTGTCAGACGACGCTCGCGCGAAATTTCGTCGATTACCCATTTTTGGAACACGCCGCGTATCGCGGGCTCCGCTTCGTGGAATTTGTCGAGTAAAACAGCGCATTCGGAAGGCTTAACGACTTGTCCTTCGGAAGCGAGTGCTTCGGCCATGTGATTCGATCCGATTCCGTAGGAACCTGCGTAACGCGCTCGCTTTGCGAGGTAATACTGGATGCAATCCTTGGAGATTTCATTCTCTGGCATCCCGAAAATAAACGCCGCGAGCTTCTTATGGCGATTTACTCCGGAGAGTAACTCGTTGATTCCAGTTTCGATGCCGGAGGCACTTGCAATCATTCCATGGACGAGCCAATCTTCAGCAGTCTTTTGGTCGACCTGCAGGAAAACCTTACCGGGCCTTGCTACTAAACACTCCCGATATTTCATTCCCCATTGTGAGTGCTTTGGCAAATTCTGCGTATTCGTTCCGAGACGAGCGAAGCTCTCGGATGAGGATCGTCTTCCAGTCTCCGTTCCGGTTGCTCTAATCGAGGTGTAAAGAACTCCGTTATGCAGCGGGGCCGCGATGTAAACAGAGCGAAGCTTTCCAAGTTCACGAATTTTCAATATACTATGTAGGATTGGATCGCCGGTTTTTGCTAGTAAAGTATAAAGAGCATCACTCGCCGTGGTGGCTTTGCCCGTGGTACGCGAAGCGGGAACTTCGAGTCCTCTGGATTCTAAAAGCTTTATCACTTGCGGAGCAGAGTTTAGTACCATTTCGCCTTGCTTCGCTTCCTCTTTGTAAAGCACCGCTTTCGTGCCGGTTTCATCTGCAATTTCGGCAAGCTCTTTGTCAATTTCTTGTGATACTTCAGTACGCAAAGCCTCTAGCTTCGCTACATCGACGGCGATCCCGCGGCGCTCGATGTTGTGCAAACATCTAGCGAGCTGTGTTTCGTATTGGCAAAATTCTAAGCCTGACAATTTAGTTCCTTTTCCTGTTCCAGGAAGATTTCGTAAGTAACTGCGGCGTCCTTCGCATTATATCGTAGGAGTGCAAACTTATCGGCACCAACATACCAATGGTGTGCCTCATCTTTCCAGAATGGCTCTCTTGTAAGGTGCATAGCTTGAAAGTCGAGCTTGTGCGGAAGTTCTATCCAAAGGACGTGATGCCTTACTAACGTATCGTCAACAAGGTTTACGTTTGGCCGAAGACCTACGGTTCCGAGCCAATGGCAATCGAATGACAAGTAGTTCTGTCCAATTTGGGGGCATTTCTGGAACAGTTCCGACAGAAGTGCGAAAAGTCCGATCGTTTCCTGTTCCGTATAATCCCACAAACAAAACGATGTCGCCAAATAAGGCGAGGGGGCAATTGCGATAGTATAAAGTAACCTCCGGCTTTCCAGACCAAGGGATTTGTTTTGTCTTTGCCATAAAAGTTCTACATCAACGGAAATCCGCGTTCGCTTTTCGATCAACGGAGTTAAAAACTCATACAAAGTAGGAAACTTCGGCGCCAGTAGGAACTGCCTCTCTGGCAGTGGTTGCAATTTACCAAACTTACGCATGTATTCGTATTCTTCTTTAGCCTTTTCATAAATCATCACCGAGATTTGTCTTTCAGACCACTCACGAAGTATGTAAGCGGGATGCTGGACGGGGATTACATAGTGGGACCAAGTTAGAATATGACTAGGACTTGTAAGGATAGAACCACGCCATTTGCCAATTAGAAATTCGATCTTCTGTCCTCTCCGCTTCCCTGTTTGGGGACAAAGGAGTTTCATTGCAGTCGCGCCGGCGCAAATGATTATGGTCGGTTTGTACTGGCGTAGTTCCTCGTAGAATTGATTCTCGTAAAGGTCCGGGGGAATACCCCTGGTTTCCAACAACGACAAGTCGTTATTCGGAGGTTGGACTTTGTAAGGATTCGTGAACCACACTTCGTTTGGTGCTATACCCGCTTCGTGGAGCATTCTGTCTTGCTCTTTGCCAGAGGCACCGACAAAGGGCAAGCCGGATTTATTTTCCTCATCGCCTGGAGCTTCGCCAATGACACAAATGGGAGCGAATGGGTTCCCGCGAATCCCAACGTAGTTGAGATTCAGTTCTTTACACCGAGCTTTGAGGACTTCAGTGTAGTTCATTGCGGAATTTCCAGTTCCACGACCTGATCCGTTGAAGATTCTTCTACACGCGAACTCTCCAGCAACTCTTTTAGGAAGTCGTCTATCTGCATATCGAGTTCGCCGGAGCCTCCAACAGACATATGGACCGTGATTACCGAAGTACAATGTTTACATGTAACTCGGCGTGCGCCTCCCGTTACACGGTTTAAGAAGTCTTTCACCACTATTTTACGCCTGACCACTTCAAGTAGGTTCATTCCTTTTCTCCTCCTGCATCATTCTACCTTTGGTAGCTTCGCAGCAGAGCTTATCCTGCTCAAAGAGTATAACTTTGCACCCACACCGCAACGCGGCTACTCCTGTAGTCCCGGCGCCGCACATCCAGTCCAACACAGTTGCTCCACGCACAACCATATCTTTGATGAACTTTTCCGGCAGCGCAATCGGTTGCTGTGCAACTTGCAGTTTCTCCAAACGCGGAGTCGCGGGCAATTCCATTACATTCGGTTGACCTTGTCTAATAAAGACTGGACTGCCTTTGGCGCAAATCAGCGCCGCGTCGTATTTTATTCCATACTTTATGTGCGGTTGCTCTGAAGGAGCGGATGAGCCAGCTTTGTACCAAATAAAGGGCATGGCATCAACGCGGAAGCCTGTGGTGGTCAAAGCTTCTAACAAGGTACAATGGTAACGAAAGCCGAACCAGAATACCGCGTAGCGGTTGTTTTTCAAAACACGGTAGCTTTGCTTCGCAATATCTGGTAGTAAACTAACAATGGATTCTGTATCTTCGTAGCGTAAAGTCCCCGTGGCATGCCGCGACATTAGAGAATCTATGTCTACACCATAAGGCAAGTCGGTGTATACTAAGTCAACGGACTCATCAGCAACTTTGTCGGCGTTCATGCGGAAGTCACCTTCGTAAAGAATCCATTCCTGTGGAGCCATTTCAGTTGTAGTTACGGATTTCGGCTGTCCGATACCTGACATTGTGGCGATGCTTAACAGCACTTGTGCCTTCCGCATTGCGGCCGTCTTTGTTGGTTCCAACAAAAGAGAAGGAACGAGCTTCACAAGCTTTGCCAGTTCCAAATCTTTGGATGTTTGCGTAGCGGACTCACCAAGCATTATGGCAAGCTTATTTACTCCAAAGCCTGGCTGTTGCAGCCCAAGCCTTTCGGCACGTGTGGGGGCGCCGCCCGATGGAGTACCATACTTGCTTTGCATCAGAGCCAAAAGGCGGTTCTTAGCGTCGATTTCTTCTTGCCAGGAAAGCTCTTTGCGTTGAAGGTTCTCTTCGAGTTCGATTGCGGCAAGAGAAAGTGGATCGCGTTCGTCTTTAAAAATGAAGTCTCGACCATGGAGTAACTGCGTCCAACCAAGCTTCTTGACAGCGGCTAAACGGCGCCCGCCGACTACGAGCAGGTCCAAAGTCTTCTCGATTACGATTGGTTGTATCAATCCATGAATCTTTATAGACTCTGCTAAAGCACCAATGTCACCAAGGTCTTGGCGTTGGCGGTCTACAACAATTATGTCGTTGATTCCTATATATTCGTCCATTTACTCCCCGTTTCTTCTCTGCGCACCGCTCTCCCAAAAGCGCCGCTACGGTGCCTACAGCGCGGGGGTCGTTGCGGGATTTACAGGGCGCGCAGTTACGTCGGGGCATGCATGGCTTCCGCCCAGTTCGTAACAGAATCCACACCGGCTGCAAACCACTTGCATTTTAGGCATTCCACATCACCCCCTTCCTTGCGATTGAGTCACGCCAATGCGTTCTTCAGACTTCGCACCTGCTGATGAGCGATACAAGCGCATCGTCAACGACCCGTAGGTCCATTGCGAATGCTTGTAGCGAAGCGGCCAGCGGTGCAAGGCCGCTGTCTTCGAGCGGGGGTTTGGCAAGTGCGGACGGAGGTTCTATCCGCAAAATGCGCATCAGTCGCCCGCCTAGAAGTTCTGGCCTGGTTTTCAAGTCTCCTATAACTTGTTCGAGGGCCGCGAGAGCTTGTTGGACCTGTGATTCTCTTGTTGGACACCCCGACTCTTCTTTCATGGTGCTCCTTTCACTCCAGGATGAACTACAGTTTCAGCGCCTCCATCACTTCCGCCATTGTGATCTCAATGGTTTCCTTGCCGGAGACGATGCGAATGCCGCCCCAGTTATCGGCGTTGATCTCGCACCAATAAGGCGCGTCGAGGTCGGGTGGCGTACATTCGAAAGCGATGGTATTCTGTTTCTCGTGTTTGGCAAGACATGCTTGGTACGCGGCTTCTTTCTTCTTGGTGACAACGCCCTTGAAAGTAGCGAGTACCTGTGAAGCGGCCAACTTTGATGTAATACCGGCAACAACCGCCAGTAACGCAACTGCTCCTCGTCTGGTCATGGTTTCTCCTTCTTCAGCCACTCAATGGTCTTATCATTGTGACGTTCCAGCTTGTAGCGGAAGATGCTGAAGTATATCGCTACAATCGCCAGTGTGAGAATCAGGCCGCTCATCCCTTCACCGCCTTCCCGCGAATGGCGGCCGTCCCCTTATCAATGAACTGCTTCGGCATCACTTTCCAGCGTTCGCAGTATTCGAGTGCCACGAACTCAAACCGTACCACAGCCGCATCAAGGGCGTCGGTGACGGCCTTCTCGATTCTCTCTCCTTGCCTTTCCGCTTCGGATAGTTCTGCTTCTGCACAGGCCCTATTGATTTCTTTACATCTCCTGCAGTAACCGCCGGAGTCGGTGATGCGACATGCGTACCATTCGCGCAGGCTTTGCACCGACCCACGAATGGCGGCTGCTCCGCAGCGCACACGATCCGCTCCCCCGCTTGGCAACCAGATTACCGGGTGCCACCACCCGCCCTCTATTAACACGGCAGGTTTCACTTCCGCATTGCCTGGTTCTGGTCCGCAGCAAAGGCAATGGCAATGGGTACAGAGGACCATGCAGCATTCTTCGAGGGCTTCGGTGACGGCCCGCCCCGTTTCGTGTTTGATCGCAGTCACAAGGTCATCCAGGTTAGTGCGTGGCCGACAAGCAAGACCGCAGCCAGTTGCAACATGGCGTATGGCTTCTAGTTTAGCCTCCTCCGCTTCCCCGCAGCGCACACAGTAACCGCCGGAGTTGGTGATGCGACGCTCCAACCACGATCCACCTGATCCATACTTACGACGATCCTCGATGCCAGGAACCGCGTTTCCGCGCCTCTCACCTGCCCGCCTCTCCGTCCAATCCACCTTGCAATGGCCCTTGACGCCGCAGGGCGAGGGGGAAAGTTGTGCCTCTACAACCTTGGCGCGGTTTTGCTGCTCGATCACGACGTCCAACGCGGCATCGTATTGCTCATTTATCAGGTCGTTTGCCGTTAGCTGTTCAGCTAACTGCCGCTCCAGTTCCATGCGCTGCATATCACAATCAGCAAAGGCAGCAGCCCATGTCTCACCGGCTTCACCGTCTTCGTCGGGATGAACCCGCCAGCGGCCTCGGGATTGCTCGGTCAAGTTACGAATGATGCCGACGTTCTGTGCGTTCTGCAGCTTCAGTTCCGCAACTTCTTGCTGGTGCTTGTCAAGGTCGTCCATAACTCGCTTAATCTTCACGGCAAGTATACCACTTCCAGGTAAAATGTTGGCGCAGTTCGTAACATACTGGAGGAGATCAGCCAACTGCCGCTCCAGTTCCACGATGCGGAACGCCTGATCCGTGTTGCACCGCTGGTAGTATCGTGCATCTTCAGCGTGGTCTGCCTGCCTCTCCCGCTCCGACTGGAGTGGAATGGCGGCGGTGATTTCACGCACTACACGGTCTCCAGTCGAACTGAAGTTGTCGTGATGGAATGGATCAACAATCTCCCGTGCAATCTCCGCCGGAGTGGGTGGTGGCGGTGGTACTTCACCGGGAGTTCCAATCGCCTGCCCATCCTGCTCGGTGGTGTTCTTGCGACGCTCGGACTTGCGGCGGTAGGAACCATCAGCAAGGCAATAGTCTTTATCCGTTCCCGACGATGAACCTTCGCGGCGTTCACCTTTCCGCCTATCGCCAGCGGGGAACTCCGCGTCGATGATTGCGGCCACCCCTGTTACCGGGAATTTCTGGTATACCTCATTCGTGTCGCCAGTCGCCGTGGCGTAACCGAAATAGTCCATGGCGAGCGACCTCACTTCCTCCGCCGCCTTCAACGCTCTTTCACTTGCTCCTGCTTTCGTCATGGTTGCTCCTTTTCGCCTTAGTAAGAACGCAAGCGGAGTATGCAAAAGCTCCGCTTGCGCTACTTCGTTCAACGGATAAGCGACTCCTTGTGTTGAACCGTGCAACCCGGTGCCGCGCAATAAAAACGCTTAACTTCGTTCCGTGTTTTGTTCGGAACAGCGTTTCCACTTTTGTCACGCGCCTGCGTTTCAGCAAGCTCAATACGGCCGGTTCTTCCCAAAAGCGGACCGGCATATTGAGCTTTGCTTGGATCGGCATCGTCCCAATTCACAAACTCCCCAGGAAGTTCTAGACCCCGGTCCCCGACTTCCTGACCCGGAACTTCGTTGTCCATAAACAAGCCCATGCAATGGACGAAGTCGCGGATAATGAATCCGGCACCGTCATTCAGGTTGCAGAAGACGTGTTTGCCGGCAAGCGTAGGGTGCCCCACGATTTTGAGTTGGGGCTGTAGGTTGGTGGAGTTCTTGTCGTTCGACTTTTTCGGTCTGAAACCATGTAGTTGGACAACGTAATCCCCAGGGGGATACGTTTCAAACTCCAAGGATTCCCTTGAGACCTTGATTTTGGCCATTTGGTCTTACTCTCCTTTTTGATTCATCGCCGTAGCGATGGTTGTTAACGAACATTCGTTGGTTGCTTGGCAAGCATCACTGCAATGTCCGGCTTTTCAACCGGATCAAGTTGCAAGCAAGTCGAAGCGTTGAAATTCCAATCTTGGCAGACACGCACCTGCGGTACGTACCGTCCCTCTTTCCCCGGGACCAACTGCATACGCCAAACTTCGTTGAAGTATTTCAAGAGACGGCCGTAGCGCACTGGATACACCGTAATACGGCCGGTGAACTTTGGGCTTTCCTCGGTCGACTCCGCTGATTCTTCAGGGGCCTCGTGGAGAACGAAGATCACATCGAGTCCTGTTGCAATACAACGAAGTACAATACTTTCCACAAGGCCCACGTCGGCGACCCAGCCAACCCAACTGTTAGGGGTATAGTGGGTGAACTTTCCGACAGTCAGGGAGTGACGAATTTTGTCGGATGAGGAAAGTAAGAAGTTGAGTGAACGCTTCGCCAGCGAATCGGCGCTGTCTATTACTAGCGTTTTCAGTTCCAGAGACGGATCCGCTTCCGGAAACAGCTTGCCTGCGGCTGAAGACAGTTCGCAAACCTTACGGCTTTTTTCTATCGAAGATAGAATGTCGAACGTGTCCGGAACGGACGTAGCGTTTCCCGGTGCTGGTGGGTCGATCATCTTAACCGCGAAGGTTTGGTCCCTGCCGGCAATAGCCTCGCTGCGAAGATCGTAGTCAAGGAAGAGCATAGACTTGCGCCCGGTGGACGCAAGCCGTGACTTCCCGCTCTTGGGAGCGCCGACGATAGCCAATGTTAGTTGACCAAACGGTTTGGTGTTTTTCAAATCCATGGGTTGGATCACAGTACGTCTCCTTCCCCCACACTTTCCTCCCCATTCCGGAGGAAACTTTGTGCAAGTTTTATGCGCTTCGGTAAAGCAAGAACATACGGTAGAACTTCTTTACTCCATGCGCCGTAATCCAGTGCCGAAAGTAAAACTTTTTGCTCTTCAGCGTCGAGAACCAAAATTATCACGGTTTCTCTCCTTTTCCCACACTCCTATCGTCAGGACGAGCGGGACTCCAGGGAAGTATAACCTCATAATCCCTTCGGAGAACCGCATCGCGGACTTCAGGAGGCTTGTTGCAAACTTCCCTAAATTCACACGGGCTCCCAAATTGATTGTGACAAGAGACTTCTTTGGTAATAAAGAAGTTTGTTTCAAGGGCTTCGCGCATACGCGATACTTTCCTTAGCGTCTGCTCTTGCCACTCCGCAAGTTCGCTTTGCGAATATGGAACGTACACTTGTGCGAAGCGGGGCTTCTTTGGATTACCTTTCTTGCGCGGCTCCGCAGGCGTTAACCGTCCGCATACAATCAACATACAACGATCCACGTTCCGTGGTACACCAAGCTGACCCGCAAGATGGTTCATTGCTACTATATAGCCAGCGGTTTGCGGATGTGGCTTGTAGTCGAGTAGAATCGCAGCGGGATCGACGTAGTCTCTAGTCTTAAAATCAACCGGAATTAGCCGGCCTTGGTGATCCAGAATTGCCAAGTCAATACGCCCCGTCCAATTTACAATTACGTATTCGTTTTCGGCAAGAATTAGATCATCAGTGATTCCGAAATGGCTTTCAGTTGCGAGTATTTTCCAGTCTCTGGCATCCGCTTCAGCGCGTTGCGTCCAGTATTCACTGACCATAGCGATGGCGCCAGTAGGTAAGTTTACGTAACGTTCTGTATCGGCGCCGGCGTGTAAACCGCTGTTAGGGCGTAAACCAACTCCTATCTCGGAGCCCCCAAACTTTTGGTACTTCTCCAATGCGATTGTCTTGAATCGTTCCATGTCATAGCGTAGCCAGTATTTAACTGCGCTTTGCACGGCTTCGCCAAGTGTTACTTTACCATTATCATGGATACTTTCGTAAAACTCCGACATTACCTCGGACCACCAAATGCCTACAGTAGTATTAAAGGCGAAGCCGCCTCTACGGCGGGCGTTATTGAGATGTTTGAATTTGAAAAGCCTTTCACAAGTGGTAAAGGATTGCAAAGTTGTATGGTCGATGTTAAATTTCCAGCGGCCATCCGGAAGGACTTCGTATAATGCCTTCGGTGTCCGTACAACCTCAGAAGGGGCAATCATCGTCGTTGACATTTTGTGGTACGCCTTTCGGCTGCGAAACACCGGACAACTGCTTAATTAACGCGGCCACCGTCTCGCGGTCGGCGGTTAGAATAGAATCCGCAAGCGCAGCCAACCCTGTTTTCAACATCTTTGGCGAAGCTCTTCGCCTCGTGGTCCCGATGCGTATTTTAACTGTTCCAGACGGAGTAATTCGCGCCGCGTGGCTCTTACGAGCTTCGTCTAGCGAGTGCTCCAAGCTGCGTACCAGACCACGGTAGCTTGCTAACAGCTCTGCTACTTCTTCGGAGGACGCCTGGGAAATGTCGTCTAAAACACGACCATCGGCGTAGGTAAAACGGAACGTGTCGCCGTAGGCTTGGATCATCCAAGCATCTCCTTCAACTTCTCCGGCGAGATTCCCAGCGCTGCTAACTTCGCAGCCAAAGCTTGCAACTCTGCTTCGGAAAAATTTTTGGACTTTTTTGCGTGCTTCTTGTCTAAAGACTTTTCCTTCACGCGAACGCCCATGGCTTTCGCCTTTGCGGTGAGCGTCCGGCTGAACCTCTTACTACGAAGCATCATGCGGTGAGCAAGCTCTGCTTCTGCGATGAGTGTAAGCTGACCACGAAACAACCATAAGTTCCTCGCCGCGGACTCCGCTCCACGCGAATCGTCCAGAATCTTCCTCACTTCCGTAACACCCGCGGCACTTTCGCATTGTCGAGCAAATTCGGCGCAGGCGCCAAGAGCTTCAGTCGTGGGACGATACACCAACACGGTTGACGTTTGCGGAGCGGTGTCATTGAGAAGTTCCTCTTCCATTCGCTCCTTGCCACAAAGATAAAAGGAGCCCGCTTTCGTCGTGGGCATATCAACCATCTTATGGAAAGCTTCCACCAACTTTGCTTGGTGTGCCTTTTCACACCTTGGACAACGCCATTTTAATAGCGGTATTTGGCAGTGCTCCCTTTCAGCTAAGATGTGATACCAAAGTGCATCGCAGTCTGGACAGAGATGTTCACATCCATCTACTTCAGGCATTGGTACTCCTTACTGAAGCTTCTACGCAAGCCTCCACGTCTACGTAAGATGCCAAAGGCGCGTGCAACCGTATGAGGCCCGGCTTGTTCGGATTAACGAATAGCATATCGCCTTGCGATAGTAGGTGCTCCGCGCCACCATACCCCAAAACTGTTCGGCTGTCGATTTGCGATGGCAAGCGGAATGAAATTCTCGCGGGAAAGTTACTCTTAATTGAGCCTGCTACAATATCTACCGAAGGTCGTTGCGTTGCGGCTATTACATAACAACCAGCCGCACGGGATCGCGCAACAATTCTTGATAACTGCGCCGCAGCGAGCTTTCCAAGGGAAAGTTTGTCGTCGGTCTTCGACCTATCAGTTAGAATATCTGCGAGTTCGTCGATTATCAAGATAATAAACGGAAATGGCTTTTGGTTTCCTTCGTTGTATTCTTTGATGTTACGGAGTCCGGCGTACTTGAATTCCTTCATCCTCCGATCCGTTTCGTTTACGAGCCACTCCATCCTTTCGCAGGTTTGGTACGGACTTGTCGCTGGCTCGAAGAGCAAATGCGGAACTTTTGCGAAATGCGCGAACTCCACACCTTTGGTATCGGAAAGTATTAGTGCTAATCTAGAACTATCAACTAAGTAAACACTTGCGGCGATTAACGAAGTTAAAAGGGTAGATTTTCCCGAGCCAGTCGAGCCCGCAACAAGAAGATGTGGCATCTCTGCAAGGTCCTCGACAATGAAGTTTCCATAATTGTCGATCCCAAGGCAAAGCGGGACTGCTTTTTCGTCCTTGACTCCCCAAGCCTTGGCTACGCAATCACGGAAATGTACGGGCACCCGCACGCGATTCGGGACGAAAACGCCAACGGCAGTATCGCCGGGAACACGTTTCACGACAATAGCTTCGCTACCAGTCGCTACCGCGAAGTCGGCGCTCAAAGCTTCAAGGTGAGACACCCGCGTTTTGCCTGTAGGCAAGAATCGGTACACCGTGACTACAGGGCCTTCGGCAACGTCCACGAACTTCGCAGTTACGCCAAGGGAATGCAGACGTTCGATTAGCGACGCGAGCGTTTCTAATTGTTCTTGGGTCAAATCTCCAACCCTGCCTTTCGCAAACGCTCCGCGAGGTTGCCATGCGCCCACTCACGGAAGCCGGCGACTTCATCCGGAAAGCCAAGCGCAAGCTTGGTTAGATTCTCTTCGTCTGCGCGAGCCATTGTCCCAAAGAGCGCCGTGAAGAAGTGTCCAAACTTGCGAAACTGCCATTTGACAACAGACTTTTCGGCTGGCGTCCACAAATTGCTGTTAAGAACTTGGTCTACAGTCATTCTTCGACCTCACAATCAGCACACAAACCGTCATTTCCAATGAAACAATCCTCACAAAGGACCGCTCCGCAATTTAAACAGGCGAAGCCTTCGGTTTCCGGCGGACCACCTCCAGCGGGAAAGCCAGGGCCAGTTGGACCGGGAATCGTACGCGGTTCGATTGCAGGCTTACCGCAGGTAGCGCAATAGTTGGATTCGTCTTCGGACCAACGAGTCATGTTTTCAACTCCGTTCGTGGATGTCCGCGTCCGCCGATCTGCTGCCTTTTGCATCCATCCCGTTGACGCGTTCGTAGTCGAACTTTGTACATACAGCGCCGACAGCATCCTGTGCCCCTAAACCTTTTGCGGCGGCTACACCTTTCGCACAGTCCATGCTTTAGGCAGCGCAGTTGGTGTTTGCGTTGCCTAGAAAGGTTTAGGTGAGTAAATCCGTCGTGGATCACGTTTGTACCTCCGTCGCTCCCAGCTTTGCAGCGGCTCCGGCTTCCAAGAGCAAAGCCCTATGCTGCGGAGCCAAGAATTTGAACGAAGTTCGGAAATTTTCCACGCTTGTAAACTTTATGTAGATACCTCCGGTACGCGAAGCGATTTCTTTAAGCAAAGCTTCGCCGTCACTTGAAGTACCAATGTGTACGCAGTCGGTTATGATGGCGTTTCCTTTTTCGAGAACGTCCCGTAGCACGATAAGGGGATGGTCAGTGGCGTCTCCGTCGGAGACAATGATAGCACGCTCTGCGTTAGCGCCTTCGTCATACAAAGTAGCCAAAGCTTGCCCCATAGGCGTACCGCCGCCGGCTTGCAACGCATCAACGTCGGCTTTGAGCAGCAACGCTGGACGCGGTGCGGGACAGCTATCGCTTTCGGGGAAAGCGATTATGCGAACTTGCTTGTTGCAGGCTTCGATTAGCAGGCGGTCCACGGCTTGCTTTAGCAAGTTGATCTTGCTTGCTCTGGTACCATCGCAAGATGACATACTACCAGAGCAATCTAAGAGTAGGTACAAAGCCTTCTCGCTTGCGCCGGCGCCGTTGGCTTTCGCTAAACGGTCGCGGAGCGAACCGGGCTTCGGCGCGAGGCCGATTTTTTTCGTTGTAACGATTGCGTCTCCCATGTGGGATTACTCCTTTCTACAAAAGCTTTTCAAGCTCCTTCCAAACTACATTCAGTTCCGTCGCTTTCGCGGGGTCGCCTCCACGGTCGGGATGGAATTTAATCATTGCCCGTAAGTAAGCGACTTTGGCTTTTGCCTTATCAAGACCAATCTTTGAGGCATCGCTTACCCCAACGCAACCCGTTAATTCTGCGAACTTTTGCCACAATTCTGTCTTTGAAGCTCCACTGATAGCGGAACGCGCCTGCGCACCAGCGGTGCGCTCTGCGGCTTCGGTTTCTTCTTTGGAAACGAACGTTGAACCGGGCCACATGCGTTCGGCCATGAATCTCATCGGAACATAATATAATTCGACGAATATCCATTCCTTTACTTTCGGCTCCCAACTACGCTGACTGGATGGAATCGTGGATTTAAGAAAGTCAATGAGTTTCGCTTCGAAAGGCGCACGCATCCTGTAAGCCTGAATACGTGTGTCCCACCAGATTGTTGAGGTTAAGCGCACTACGTTGTTTCCTCTTCTCCTAACGCCGCCACAAGACCAGCTTCAAAGGAGCCTTGAAGGTCCTCAAAGCGGTCGTCTTGCAAATTCAATTCCTTAATGCGACACGCCCTGAAAACACACCCGTTTTCCGTGTTGATCCACACCGTTTTTCCGTCGGAGGCGATTTGGATTCGGATTACTTCAGGTGCTGGAATGTCCAGCATGAATCCCGCTTTTACCGCGTATCGTTCCGCGTCTTTCATACGTTTCTCCTTTCGCTAGAAACAAAAAGAACCGCCGGATGTCCTTTGGACATGGTCTGGAGGATGACTGGAGACCTTGTCCTTTGAACACCCGGCGGTCCCGGGGGACGCCGAGCTACGCCCGAACGATAGCGTAGCTTCTGCGCCAACTTGCTCAGACTCCGAGTGGTCCCCCGCTGGTTGACCGCCCTTACAGGTGAGTTGAACACCCGGCGGGGGCATCCGGAGTCTGAACTTCGTTACGAAGTAGCCTGGAGCCTCTCCTGCAACAGCACCAGAAGCTTTGCAATGTCTTCGCCGGAGAGCTTTCCCGCCGAACGAAGTGTAGCTTCCAGTGGCGATGCCGCTTTGCGTCCTTCGGACTTTGCCGCAATAGCCGGCGCCAAGTCGTAAACGCTTTCGGTTCCCTGGAATCCGGCGGTGCGGAGTAGGTCGCGCATCGCGTCCGTCTCCTTGATACCCACCGTACGGTTGATTATATTGAGTTGTTCCGCAACATCCGGAACAAGGTTGACGAAGTCTTCCAGCGTTTCGATGAGGTAACGCTTGAAGCATTGGATTGCAGAAATGTCTGGTTCGGGTTCGCCTTCGGTCCTTTCGGACATCAGAGTCTCGTACTTCTTCTCGGAGATAACGTCGATTTTCTCCTTGCCTTTGGAATCTACGGCTTTGATTCCATAGACCGTTTCGAGAACGCTTTGCATATGGACTCTCCTCTACTATTCTGTGAATTTGGGCGGCGTGCGCCCATTGCAATTTCATTATAGCACTTTTTACTGCCCTGTCAAGGACAGACATGCTTTGCATGTTAGTAACTCTTTTGTTTGCAGGCTCTTACGAGTCGATTTCGACGGTTTCCGCGCGCTTTCTTAGAGTATCTTTCGTGCACTCAAAGAGTGCTTTGGCGTCCTCAAGCCCACCTAACACCGAAGAAATAGTCCAAATTGCTTTTGGACAACGGCCTTGGTATTCAAACAGCGTTACTTGAACCGAGTATTCCTTCGGAAGGGAACTCTGTTCGAGCCTCTGACGCTCCAGCATATCGGCTATTTGCGAAAGGGCGCTCATTGAAACTCCTTACCAAACCTGACCGAGGGCCTCTAGTACTAAAGACACTCGCATCCTGCGACCGGGGAAGGAAGCGGATGTTTGTGAGAATGTACTTGGAAGCCCCCGGTCGCGCGCCATGATGGAAGTGTAGCACAGAAAGCGAAAGCTGTCAAGCGAGTGAACTCCTTTGTTTTCAACGAGTTACGAAACATCTACGTAGTCGAAGCAAAGTCGCAGCACGGCGTCGTAGGAATCAGACATCAAGGCACGTTTGCAGAACTCCGCGGCCTTATCCTGTTGCCCGGCCTTTCTTAGTACACTGCGAACTTGTCCGATAATAGCGAAAACGTTTCCATCAACGCCGGTCAATTTGCACTTTGGTTTCATGTTCAGTTTCCTTTCTGGCGCGTTCGCGCTTGGCAATTCTACGGAGTTGCTTGGCAATGAGCCATTGGACCCGCGTGGGATCGTCGCTCTTGCGGGGTTGGTAAACGTAGCCAGCGGCGTGGTGACGTTGTTTCATAATTTGCCTTATCGCTTTGCGAAAGTATCAACAAAGTTAATACTTTCGTATTAGTTCATGTTTGCCAGCGAAGCTACTCCTTCCATCCAAGCTTTTGTCTCCAGTTACGTGGATGCTTCGCTTTGGAAGTAATGAACTTCTTCAGCGCCGCCCACGCGGCTTTCTCTTTTACTTCCGTTGTAAAAAAGTGTACTACTTTCATACACTCCAACGCTTCCGAAAGCGAAGTGGCTTCAACTGCGTTGAAACCCGAACGGGGACCCGGTTTTTGCGTGTTGATGAGTAACCAGCCATGTCCCCCCACGCCTCGCGGATCGAGGATGAACACATTCTTGAAATGTTCAGGAAGTCTACACGAACTGCAACGCGGAAATTGTGCGCTTGCCACTTTGTTACTCCTTCCATCCTTTGGATATTCCGTACCACAAGACTAAAAACCAACAAGCCCAAAGGCCCGTGACTTCGACGATGAACTTCCATCGTTCGATGGTTTTGGGCGAGGATCGTAGGATGATTCTCATGTTACCCCAATCGTTTTCTATCGACTTCCTGATCGAAGTCGAAGCCATTGAAGTCTGGATTATCTTTGGCGAAGATACATTTAATCTTCGCTACCAACAACCAGAAATACACGCCTAAAAGACAGTTCTCGCTATCCGCTTTCTTCCATACTTCGGCGATCGCTTTTGCGAATGCTTTATAGTCTTTCTTCGTCATTCGTTGAACCTTTCTTCTACGTGTATGGAGAGTAACTCTCCGTCTTCTTTGTCGGTGTCGCGGCGCCAGTTTTTGAACAGGAAAAACTCGCCTATCTCTTTTGCCGCTTCCGGCGTCTCCGCGGACACCAAAACTTTCGTTGTTACAACGAAGGTTTTCATAACGAAGCTCCTTCCCCCGCTTTATATAACAGCGTCAGCGCCGTTCCGAGTAACTCAAGGTGAAACAGATCGTTAGGCGATCTGGGTTGTGGTAGCTTTCCTAGATACTCCGTAATGTGCGAAATCGCCAAACGCAAGTGCATCCGCACGGCGTCGTTGGGAACGTATACGGAGTATACGGGTTGTGTGGCGGTTGCCATTAGCTTTGCTCCTTCGAAACGAGGATCGTCTTTTGAGCTTGCGCTTTGCGCCAAATCCGAAACGTATTGCGCTTCGCGGCACGCTCTTCACGAAGTTCCGTGTTGACCCAATCTTTGAAGATTGGAATTTGTACCGCGTTAGCGAGTTCGTCGATTGCGTGCAACCTGCGGTGTACTTCCAGCGAAAGCTTCCGCTGCCGTTCGGAACGAAGTTTCGCTTCCGCAAGCAAACGCTGCTTTGCGGCTTGTGCTTTGGCATACTTGGTTTTCGTCATTGTACAATACCCATTATCAACAGTTCGGGTATTCCGAACACCTTCGGCTCACCGCAGCAGTCACAAGTGTAGCGGCGGGCATCGGGTTCCACTTGCTGCCCAAACGCGCCGCAGGCAAGGCAGAAGCCGTCGTCGTTGCTTCCCATTACCGCCGCTCCTATTTCCTCTTCGGAGAGGACGGGCCGGAACAGTGTACGGCCCTTTCTTGTTGTGTAGGTCTCTGTGTGCATACGTCCCCCTTTCATCTTTGTGTGGAGCATCCTCAGTCGGAATCGAACCGACTCGTACCATCAGGAAGGACGCTCCGTTCTGGGCTGGAAGTACCGTTCTCTCCGCATATGCTAGGATCGGTCGCTACGGTGTAAACGCCGAACGGAGTGTTCTAATCTTCCAACCCAGAACGCAACGTCCGTTAGGACAACCAATCTACGATTAGTTCAAAGACTAATCCCAAGACACAAAGTACAACGTACGCTAGTACAATGCCAATTGCAATTGATACAATCATGGCGAAGCCTTTTCGTGTATGGATTCATCTATCGTTACCACCCCGTGTTCGTCTACGTGAACCGCCTTGACCGTAAAGTTGGAGGGATATTTATTTAGGTATCCCAATATACGCCTGCGGCCCACGTCCGACGCTCTTGCTATAAGTGGGCCCATTTGTCTATCAAGTGGTACATCTGGGCTTACTCTTGTGCCAGTGTCGGTTGGCTTTGTTGCCTTCGGCGCTTTGCATTCCTCACCTTCGTGGTACGTAGTACCACATCTACGACACATGAATCCTCTTAAGACTATACGTTCGCTTGGCGAAAGTGGATTCTCCAGAATCACTGAACTTGAGTGTCTTGCGTAGGCGTTTGTGCTTCCGCAGTTGGGACAATGCCGAATTGAAACGGGTCGTCTGCAAGTGCAAAGTTCTTGGTCCAAAGTTACACTCCTTTGTTGCCTTCATTTATGAGTGTACTGTGTGTGCGAAGTGTTGTCAAGTTGCAAACTACTGAAAACAAAGAAGTTATAAAATACTCTGTGCTGTGTGCTCTGTGTGCTTTACACGTGTAGCTGTGTTTCCACGTTACACACTACCCACCCGTGCTTCATCGAAGATTGCGAAACGCAACAGTGTTGCCTTTGGCAAAAGTGTCAACTAAGTTAATACTTTAGCCAAAGGCTATGCCTTGCTCTGGATTCTGTCCCTATTAAAAAATATATATATCATAGATGGATAGGATTATAATAATAAGACACCAAGACGCAACGAATTTGCCAAAGACTTAAAACGCCAAAACGAAGTTAAACGTGTCAATTCGTAGACACACGAAACGTCACGTGCGACTGACGTGGAACGTGGAAGCACGCGCGTAAACACATAAAACGCACACACACACACACACACACACACATCACGTTCCGTGTTGGTGTTCACGAACGTGGATTACACCGTTTACATCCATACTTCGTGCCGTTGAAAACATACGGCACTGCGTGTATACACATGAACTTTGCAAGTAGCAAACTGTCGGTGACGATCTCGCCGTTTCGCACTCTCCGACCCGCGGGCGTTTGTGGTGTATCCCAAACGAATGCTCCACACTTGCAATGCACTTGCGTGTATCCACAATGCTTGCATTCTTTGGGAAGACCCTTGACATACCCACTTCCTAACGGATATTCACGTTTCGGTAACGAATCGTTAGGCGATTGTGTTGGTATGCGTCGGGACTTAAAAGGCGTGAATAGAGAATCTATGTCACGCCCGCGTCCGCGGTCGATAGTACGGTTTAGGCGAGATTCGTTCGAATCGAATCTCGGCATGTTTCACATCCCCCTTTCTTTGAAGCTTCGCTAATCCCCCGTATGCGCGGGCGAAGTCTCTGAGACTTGTCAGCGCATTGGACACCCGTTATTCAACGGACTTGATGTAGGCGTCCAGCCGGTCCATTTTCTCAAAGCAGAGGTCCTGTGCCCGGTTGCAAACGTCTTCGCCGGCCCCGTTGACGCGTAGCTTGCGTAGTGTGTCGGCGAGCCCGTTTCTGGTCATTGTCTTGAGGTAGCTTGCGTTTGCTTTCAGGCCCTTGCGAAGCGCGAGGTTTGCAACGATTGCAGGATTCGCGGGCTTGCCCGTTTCGTCTAGTGCAATGTCGCAGTACTCATGCAGCGCATCGGCACTCTTACCTGTAAGTTCGATGGACCCGTTGCTTTTGATTACTTCAGTCATGTCATCCCCCGTTCATGAGCTTGCGTTTAGATTCGCGCTTGCGCGCGCGCCCGCTCATACGGGAGACTAGCGTTTGCTCAGTCCTAATCGAATTGTCAAAGTGAGCCGCTGCTCGGCTTTGTGGACCTGTACGGTGGTACAGACAAGTCAGCCGCGCAGCTTCAGTCTAGCTTGGCTCTACAAGTAGTGTGCTATTTACTACTTCGCCATTGACTGCGAAGGTACTGGAGGGCGTAGGCCCTAAACCTACAATCTAAACCTTAACCCTATTGGCCCTCTAAACAATTTTTCCAGGAAAAAATCAGAGTCTCTACGAGTACCTTTGGCAGAATCAGAAGTATCTTTGGCAAAGCCGGACGAGGAATAAGGAGAGTGTTATGGAGAGGAAAACTAAAAGGGGGTAGAAGAGGAAACGGGAGAAGAAAGGATGGAAGCTTCGCTTACGTTTGTAGGGGAATTGTGGTATGTTATCAAGGCGCATACTAAGTAAACGGTTCGCATCGGCTTGCATTTCGTGGATACCTTCGCAGTCGATGAAAATAACTTTGTTACTTCGTTTTGGATTCATCTTTCTTCGCGCTCGCGGGCTCCGTCTTTGGAGGCTTTGCCTCTGGCGTTGGAGGAATAATAACTCCGTCGGTCCAGTTTATTGTGCTTCCTTTGAGAGCTTTGTGCTCTGCGAGAACTTCGTTGGCGTAACCATCACGCTTCTGACGGAGAAACGGGAGTTGTTGTAAAACAACTGCGTGACGTTGTTCCAATAAGGCAAGTTCTTGCTCAGCGGTACGCACTCTTAGTGCAAGGGCTTCAGCGGTGATTCTTTCCTCACTAGTGAGTTGGATGGGTTTCATGTCTTTTGTCTCCTCGTCGATGGCGCCTACGGCAATAGCTACTGCCATAAGCACCGCAGCGGTACAAAGTAAGTTACGCACGTCTACGCTCCTTGCGAAAGTGTTAACTTCGTTGATACTTTTTGCTTCGCGCTTCGTTTCCTAAGTCCCATAAATTCCATAAGCGAAGCTTTGGTAATCGTAAGGCGACCGTTGGAACTAAGACGCTCTGCATACAGTTTTCCACGTCTTATATATTGGTAGATAGAAGGCATGTTCAATTTTAGAATAAAGCCGGCCTCTTTCGGAGTTACTGTTTGGCTTGAGTGCAGTTCGCCAGAGCCTTCGCAGAGTGGGCAGAGCATCACTTGATATTTTACTTGTATAAAGCATTCACTGTCAAGTCGTAAACGATTGATTCAATTGAACTTACAAAAAAAGTTTCCTTGACACAAAGCCCGCTTCAATGAGACACTTACTACGTAACCAGTGGTTTATCTAGCCGAGCTTTGAGGATTCTGAATTGGTTCCAAAGTTCAAATTCCACACGAAAGTTCGTCTGAAAATTGCGCAGATAGCACGCTTGCGTTGCCAAGGAATCAAAGACCAACAAATCATGCGGGGACTTGGCTTAACGCAAAGCTGTCTTAGTAGAATAGTAGCACTGCCGGAGTATAAACTTGAAGAAGAGGCGGAGTTTACTGGCGTAATTTCAAAGCTCGACGGCATTCTCGCAAGTCGAACCGATGCGCTTCGGGCACACTTCGCGGTAGCGGTTCCTGCGGCAATGAGGGCACTCGTGGACGGAGTCTTACAGAAACGTGATTTAAAAGCAAGGCTTGAAGCAGCCAAGGAAATTCTCGACAGAGATCCGAAGAGGGTCTTTGTAAAAGACGCGATTCGTCTGTCGCCGGATTCTCCACACGTTCCGGGTGAGTTACTCGCAAACCTTGGCCGCGAAGCGGATGCTATTGTAGCTGAAGTAATTGCAGGGCCGATAGGACCTAGCGGTAAACCGAACTAACTCTGTACTACTGCAGATGGTACAGAATGAGCCTGTACGGGGGCGAAATAGGGGTCGGGCCGTGCATCCTGACTCCTGCCATAAAACGAAATGGCAGATACGTTAGCAGAACGTTTTAGACTAATTCCCATCGAAGAATCGTCTTCTGCCGAAGCGAAACTGCTAACACACCGAATAAATTCGCTTGGTAGTTTATACTACTTCGCAAAAGTCGCGCTTCGCCGTAATCATCTTACTCCCCGTTTGCACCTTCCTGTTTGTCTTTCTTTTGAGCGTTCCCATCTCAAAGACCTTTACGAATTGCCACGGGACCATTTTAAGACGACCATTTGTAGCGAAGCTCTTCCGATGTGGTGGGCTTTGCCCTTTGGCAATTCCGACGCCGACTTGTTAAGTAAACTTGGTTACTCCGCGGAGTTCCTTGCCTTCATGCGGCGCGTCCATGATTCGGCAACGCGAACTCTCCTTGTTAGTGAGACGATTACTAACGCAGCGATGCTTGGTTCTAGGACGCGCCGCCATTTTGAGTCGAACTCCGTTTATCGGGCCCTTTTTCCTGAAACTCTTCCTACTACCACAGAAACTTGGACCAACTTCTCCTTGCATTGCCGTCGACCACAGGGCGGAGCTTCACACGGCGAAGGAACATTCGATTTCATCGGCGTGGGCTCCGCCTTGCAAAGTAGGCACTACATACGGATCGTCCAGGATGATTTAGTGGGCCGCAAAGCCGTTGAGTCGCAATCGGTGATGGATAAGACAGTAGACTACCATCGACTTGTCGTTGGTGCCTTTGAGTCGCAAGATGCAATCCACGAAAACGATGAACTTGTCGTTGGCAATCGGTGGTCTTACCACGATCTGAATACCTTCCTTCGTGAACACGAACCTTGGTTCAGAATAAGTTCGCATAGCGCCTTGGGCGGCTGTTGCCCAGAACATCCTCCGGATACGCCGATCTTTCCGGAAATGTTCTCTGTCGAGAAGCTCGAACGAATTCGGAGGAAACTTGGTAGTTACAACTTCTCCGCGCAGTTCCTTAATAACCCCGCTGCCCCTGAGAACGCGGCTTTCCATCCTGAGTGGCTGCGTCACTTCAAACTCTTTACCAAACCAGACGGTCGTCTCGTTGTCCAACACGAGGTCTACGATGGTAGCGTTCGTAGAGACATTGAGATTACACATCTCGGATTAGCTGAGGTTACCGATCCAGCGCACGCCGGCAACGCTGGTTTGGGGCGTTGCCGCCACTCCGTGGTCGTATTGGGATTAAGCGACGACGACCATTATTACTTGCTAGATTGTTGGGCAAATGCTGCGCCTTACGACGATTACTTCGGTAAGATTTATGAGCTTGCTGATAAGTGGAACATTCGTAAACTTGGCGTTGAAACGGTCGCTGCACAGCGGTTTGTTGCTTATCATATCGACTATCGCAATCGACAAGCGAATCGTTATCTGAAGATAATCCCGCTCAAGGGCGAAGTCGAAGGGCCGGACGGAACTATCACACGCCGTAAGGAATCACGCATTCTTACCGTCTTACAACCAATCTTTGAAGAAGGACGTTTCTGGTGCCAGAGGCATCAAGGGGATTTCATTGGGGAATACACGACGTTCCCAAAGGGAAGGTTCTGCGACATCCTCGATGCGTTGGCTTACGCGCCACAAGTGTTGAAAAGCTTTGCCTATTCTAAATTTATGCCTGCATGGATGGCGTCTAATAGACAACGTCTGCAGGAAATGGGGAAGCCTTACTCGGTGGGAGTGAACTAATGTCAGCGAAGCTCATGCGTTGCATCGCGCATGTTAGAGCGCGGAATCGACGTGGGAAGAAAAAGGTAAACCCTTACGCGGTATGCGTAGCTTCGACTGGGCAGAAGCCTCATAGGAGACGGAAGTAGTTTCATGGTCCAGCCTATCCATGTGAACTTCTCGAAGGAAGGCGAAACGAAGTTCAAAGCCTTCCTAAAGGAAAATCTGCGTTCCTGCATCGAAGGTCTCCGCGAAATCCATGAAACTAAGCTCCCAAGCTGGCGGCGTGTTTACGAGTCCCAGCCTTTACAGAGGATACGCAACTATCCATTCCCGAACGCCAGTAACCTTGTTGTTCCAATCGTGGCTATACACGCCGATACGTTAGTAGCAAGGCTAATTGCCGCAATTTACAAACTTCGTCCAATATGGCCTTTCCAAGTCGGTGGCGATTTTGGAGGCGATGCCGAACCGCTTCGTATGGCGATTGAACGTTACTTAACGGATTTGGCTCTTGAGCCTGAAGAATTGGATTTGTACCGCGTTTACCGTGAGTTCCTCAACGATGTTGTGCAATACGGAACGTCGGTTATCAAATGTCCGTGGGAAACGCAAGTCGAAGCGATTGCCGTTCCATCGGGTGATGGTACTGGTAAGTACGATTTCATCGACGACACTGTTTACGACGGTCCTCGTCCGGAAAAGGTTCTCTTCGAGGATTTGTTCATTCCTGTACAAACGAACGTTCTGAAGAACGCTAGTTTCAAGGCGCACCGCGTTCGTTTGAATCTGCAAGAACTTGAGAGCCGTTTCGCTAGAGAATTGTATGCGCGTGGAAAAGAGAACGAAATCTACAACGCCGTTGTTGCTTCACCCGATGCATCAGGCCCAACTGCTCCGCAAAAAGAAGTTGAAAGCAAAGTGGGAGCGCAAACCATTCAAGGACCGGACTCCCGGGAGTGGTATATATACGAGTGCTGGTGCATTTACGGAGAAGGAACTTCGCAAGCAAGGTTGATAGCCTGTTATCACTACAACTCCGGTACGCTTCTACGAAGTATTTTCTCATTCTTCCCCGACGAACCTTGGATTGGCGCAAGGCTTTTTCCGCGTGACGGAAGCTACTACGGTTACGGACTTGCTGAGAAGCTCTCGACTTTTCAGGAAGAAACTTCGCAGATTCATAATCAGAGACGTGATGCACAAACTGTCGCCAATGCGAAGATGTTTCGTGTTTCGCCGAATACTCCGGCTGCGGGCGAGGGCTTTGATATATATCCGGGTGCTCATATACCGGCTGAGAAGGACGACATCGAGGCAATTTCTCATGGCGAGCCTTCGCAGGTGAACATCGACGAGGAGCGTTTAAGTCTTGACTTAGCTGACAAGCTAAGTGGCGTTTCGCCCCCGATGCAAGGCTTTGGCGCGGGTACGTTTACGAAACGTGGTGTATACACCGCAATGGGTACGTTGTCCCTTTTACAGGAAGGTAACACACGTACTGATATGCACATCAGCGATATTCGTACCGCACACTTGCGTCTTGGTCGCGTTATTGCAAATGAAATTGCGTACTTCGGTACAGATCCAGGTCGTTTTGCTTCGTACGGAAAGTCAGCCGAGCATTTGCGGAAGGCTTTCGATGCAATTAAAAATAAGACCGTTTTTATGCCTGTCCTTGCGGCGACGGCTTCGCTGAATCGTGAACTTGAAAAGCAAGCCGACATTATGTTAGTTCAGATTATGATGAAGCATTATGGGGCGATAGCTGCCATGATTGGGCAAGCCGCGAACCAAATGGTTCCTCCAGAAATTAAGAATTATTTAATAGACGCGATCCGTTCGGCGGATTCGTTGATGAAATCCGTGTTGAGGAACTTTGGTCAGGATGAGCCTACAAGGCTTGTACCGGAGGCGCAAATTGAGCATCTACGAGCCAAGACAGGCGGAGGTGGTTCACCAATGGTTGGACAGCCAGCCGGCGCGAGTGTTCCTGGAGTGGATCAAGGGGGAGCTGGGGCATTGGCAACACTCCCTGGAATGCTCCAGCAATCTCAATGAGGTTTTTAAGGCGCAGGGCGCGGTAGCGGTGCTAAAGAAGATTCTGGCATTGCCGGAAGAACTCAAGAAAAAGGAGAGTAAACATGAAGTGGACAAGGGGTGACCCTCCGGTTAAAGACGACGAAGGCGACATGCCGGAGGAATTAAAAGGAAAGACGCCTGGCGAGATCGTTGCGGAGCTTAAAACGCTTCGTGCAGCGTCGGCGGAGCACGAGACTGCTAAGACAGCCCACGCGCAGGGTACAGCGGCTCTACAGAAAGCCGAAGCGGATTTGCAGGCTGCGCAGGCTTCGATCCAAGTTTTGGAAGCGAACCGTCATAGTGCAGCGGCCGCTACTGCAACAACAGGTCCAACGAGTATCCTCGAAGATGAGGACAAAGCCTTTAGTGAACGTCTTGGTCCGATTGTCCAAAACCAGTTAGCTCTTGCTGCGCAGTCCGCGAAGTTTATTGGTGAGCAGCGTGTTCAGCAGAGCCCTTTGCACGCGAGGCTTTTGACGAAGTTCCGTGGGGAGGTCGATAAGCTTTTCGAGACGGTCCCACTGCAATTCCGTCAGTTTCCAGAGACTTACGAGCGTGTATTCCAACAGGTTGTCGGTTCACACGCCGGTGAACTTATCACCAAAGACAAGTCGGAATTTTTTATCGAATCTGGTGGTGGAGCTAGTCCTTTGTCTCCGTCGAAGAAGGCCGAACTAACCGAGGACGAAGTGAAGATGGCCCGTAGTTTGAAGATTTCCCCGGAACACCTTCTTGCACAAAAGGAACGTATGCAGGTCAGTCCAAGTGGTCACGTATCGTTTCAAGCTAAGGAGTAAAACATGCCACAGCTTTCACCACAAGGAAGACGCGATGCGGCTTTCCTGTTCGATGATAACATCATTGCAAGGCCGCTTACGTCTACTGGAATTGAGAATGTAATTTCGAAGAATCCTACGCTTTGGTTCAAGTGGGCGAACTGTTCCTTCCAGGACGGTTTCCTATATGATCAAGCCAAAGCTAAGGGCTATGTCAACGCGACTCCGGTCGACGCCGAAGTTCCAGGTGTCGTGTTTAAAGACGGTCATTTCAAAAGCATGGATTTGATTTTAATGAAAATCGACCGCAATAAAGCTCTTGGCGAACAGAAATACAATGTACAGCGTGCGCTTAGAGCTTCTGGTTCGAAACAGGATGGCAAGACTGGAGAGCGTGTTCTTAAAGAAGCTTTAGGCGGAGTTAGTGAGCCGCCTGAACTCAAACGGAAGATGTCCGTTTTTACCCCAAACGAGAAAGATCTTAAAGGAATAGGAGGCTGAGAAATGGCGTCAATGCCGATCCGAGCTTGCCGTACAACGACTGACAACCAGCCGGCTGTGCGGAGGCTTAAAGAAGGTGCGTCCAAGACCTTCTTGGATGGTACTCCAGTTCAAATCCATACCGACGGCTTTCTGCAAGCGTGGGATGGCACTGACTTGACTGATTCCATCGTTGGGTTTAGTCAAGAAGCGGGAAGTGGTCTTGCTGTAGCTGGTGTACCGCACACACTTCACTACGGCACCGTTCCGCACATGCCTTCCGCCGTCAAGATTCCGCGTGGCGCGCCCATCAACGATGGCCGTTGCGGAGTTGAACTTGCTGTTGTCGAAACGGTATTTAAAGGACAGATCAATCCAACTGGACAGTCTTTGACTCAAGCTGATATTGGTATTAACTATGGCTTGACCATCGACTCTGATGGCTACTGGTACGTGGATAAGTCCAAAACTGGTGGCAATGCTGCTGTGCAGATTGTTGATCTTGACGAAAGCGAGAAGAATCTTGCTGCGGCCTCGCGCCGTGGAGTTTACTTCATCGTCATGCCGGCTGTTATACACTGGTTCGCGTAAGACGTTCCGCTTGGAACGAGCATTCGTGAGTTGAGGAGGAGGAGGAGGAGGAGAAATGTCGATGGTACGCGGTCAGTATTCACAAGTGCTGGCTTTAGGTCTACACCATCTGTTTATTCAGTGGAACGACCTACTTCAAGCAGAATCCGAATTCGATAAGGTTTTCAACATCGAAGCTTCGGATTCTGCCTACGAAGATGAAATCGAATATGCTGGAGGCGGGCCAATGGTTGAAAAGCCAGAGAGTGAGGCTATTAACTACACTGCCTTGATTGAAGGTCCATCAGTGCGTTTCATGCACTCTACCTTTGCTCTTGGCGTGCGTGCTAGCTTCGAGCTTATCGAGGACGATAAGTACAACCTCATTCGTCAGGCACCAAAGACGTTAACACGGTCCGCGAATTTCCGTAAAGAACAGGACTGTGCTAATATCTTTAACCTAGGCTTCACTACAGTAACATCGAACGACGGTGTTAGTCTGTTCAACTCGGCACATCCCTTGCTCGGTGGTGCTGCCGCAACGACTCTTGGACCTGGTGTTAGCGGAATTATTGCTTCCGCTGGAACGTATCCAAACAGGCCGGCGACGGACATGGACATATCGCAAACGTCGCTTCAACTTGGGATTCGGCACTTCGAGCGTTTAATCGACGCTGTTGGTTTCCCAGTCGCTTTGCGTCCGGCGTATCTTTGGATTCCTCCAGAACTGATTTTCGTTGCGATTGAGTACCTCGCTTCGCCGAACAGGCCGGGAACGGCTAACAATGAAGTCAATGCCCTTCTACGTCAGGGCTTGCAGTTCCAGGTAGGTAAATACCTTACGTCACCAACGGCGTGGGGTTTGCTTTGTGAGAAGCAGTTTCACCAACTGAAGTTCTTTGACCGCAAGCCGCTTACCGAAGATTACTCTGACGACTTTGATACTCTGTCGGTAAAGAATATCGCTTACTGTCGGTATTCGGTAGGTGCTGCTTCTTGGCTTGGGACTTGGGGCACGACGCCCTAAAGTGTTAGTTTAGTTGACACTTTTGGAGGGTCTGCCTGTGCCGTCGCAGCGACATAGTGGCTTGCGCGGAGTGTCCTGGTCGAGGTGCGACCGTTGTAAGTTTGACTTTCCCTTGGATCAGTTGCAAATGCAAGATGGTTTGCTCCTCTGTCCAAAGGATGTTGATAACGAAACGCAGTTGGTGCGCCAGCGGAAGATAAGAGAGACACTGGCTCACGCTGGCGAGGAACCGAGAGACGAAACGGCTCGTGTACGTAGACATCCGAATTTGATTGGGAGGTAGTACAATGACGAACTTTCCTGGAGGTATTCAGGGTTCTCCTGTGATTGGTGCGAACCACTTTGGTTGGAAGCATAAAAGTGCTCACGCATCGCGTGTTTGGGTTGTAGATGGAATATCCGGTCATGATGGGGCTGAAGGCGATTCGCCGGACACGGCGTTAGCTACCGTCGGACGAGCCATTTTCCTGGCCTCTGCCTACGATGTAATCTACATCCTCGATAAAGGCTTTGCGGATACCGACCCAGTCGCGTACCGCGAAACGGCAGCGGCCGGAAATCTTAGCATCGCTTACGCGAAGAGCCACCTTGCCTTGGTCGGCGTTCCCCATAACATCCATGATGTTTTTGGTTTGCAGATCAAAGCGGCGCTTACGTTGCACACTCCGATTATTACCGTTAATGCTCCATGCGTTGCAATTGAGAACCTTGACATCAACGGTACTGGAGACGACCTTGCCTATGGTAATGTCTACTTCCATAGCGAAGGTAGTACGACTTACCAAGCTGAAGGCTGTTCGGTTTACAATTGCCACATTCGTAATGGCAAGGGCAGTGCTGGAGTTGCAACCGAGGGTGGTGGCGTTGTTATCCACGGTGGTTGGTACAACAATATCATTGGCAACCGCTTCGAGAACTGTCGTGTAGGCGTTCGTATGGTTTCGGCTGCCGGGACAGTCAAAGGTACTCGGATTGAACGCAACGTGTTCACAGGGGATATTACACTTATCGACTGTGACATTTACATGCAGGCCGGAGGCGGTAGCGTTATCACCCACAGCACCGTTTGCGGTAACTACTTCGCCCACGATGTAGGTTCCTACGGCTACAATAAGTACGCTTGCCTACACGGTGATGGTGGACTCCTCGATAATTACTTCGCGCACTTTGCTGTCGAGGCGAAGGCCGATGGCGCTGACATTGTTGTTCCGTTAATCTTTCGTATGGCCGGGAACTTCGACGAAGCTGGGCTTATTCTAAGGGCCGCGTAATGTTGATTAAAACCAGCAAGACGCGAACGCTCCGCTTCGGTCGCACGCGAAGCGAGCAATGCGAGAACCTTCGCAAAGTCTATGGAGGCTCTGGCGGAATGTCCGATGAGAATCTCGATAAATGCAAATTCGTCGAGAAGAAGTTGGACATACGCCAGGGCTTCCTATCGCAAAGCGAAGTTTCACAGGTGAAATAGGAGGCGTTTGTGGCTTTGGCGCTATTCCAACTGACTTGGGAAGGAACAGCAGTTATCTCAGGCGCCGCTGGCGTAATCTTTAGCGCCGGTGCTGCCTGGGGCATGTTCCGAAGTCTGAAGAAGGAAGTCTTAACGAAGGCCGATTTGTTGGACCTTCAGAATCACAGTGACGCTCGTTACGTTCTGCAAAAGGTATGTGACGAGCGCCATAAAGAGGAAGAAAAGGAGAGTTGAAGTGCAACCGAAATCGCTTCGTACTACGATTTGGGGAGTTATCGGCGGTGTTGCCGCACTACTTGGCTTTGCAGTTAAATGGCACGCGACAGGTGAACTTCCTAACTTCCAAGAAGTTATGGGAGTGGTTACTGGTCTTGCGGTGCTACTGGGTCTGAAAGCGGCGGCTGACCACAAGGATGTTTTCACTAAGTAAATGGCCGTCGACATCAAAGTTCCCGATTTCGCATCGGGCTGGCGCCAGACGACCGCGCTGAAGGTGTTTACTGCTGTACTTCTGGACACCTTCATGGCCACTGCCGCTACGTTCGGTGCTCAATGGGGGACGTATACCTTGACTTGGTTTTACCAGTTGGGTCATATGACTACGGGTTGGCGAATGGCCACTTCAGCTTTCGTTGGCTTTTTCTTGTCTATGCCTATAGCTACAGGCGTTATGTGGAAGCAGTGGCAGGCCAACAGGAATCAATTGGACAAAGACCTGAAAGCGGCGTTCGTGGTGTTAACCAGCGGAGGAAAGTCGGATGGAGTGGATTGATTACAATCGGGTGGCGCTTGCAGTACTCATCTGGCGGGAGTCCCGCGGTGAGGGCCCTGATGGCATGCGTGCTACCGCTCACGTCGTCGCTAATCGGGTCCGTGCTCATTGGGGAGATTACTCTAAAGTAATTGCCACTAAGAATCAGTTCTCTTCCATGACGGTGCTTGGCGACTCACAAACGGTATTGTGGCCTGTCCGGCCCAATTCAATGTTCGAGGCGGCAATGGACATCGCTTGGAAGGTGTACGACGAAACGGACATAGATATCACTCACAACGCATTATATTACGCGAATCTGGATACAATGACATCACAATGGTTCAAGGAACAGATACTGGATAAACCTGATGAGCATCCGATAACGGCGAAGCTTGGTAATCATACTTTCTACGCTTAATATGGCTTTCCAAAAGATTACGGATCGTGCGGATGGCGTCAAGCAAAAGCTCGGAAATCGTTCCGATTTGACTACAAGAATTTATCTGTGGCTACGCGATGCGTATATCGAACTAGCCATGGCTTATCCGTTCGATGAGCTTCTTAGTACCTATGATGGAGTTACTATAGGTGGTACATCGGAAACCGGGACTTACACGTATCCAACTGGAACGCGGGCCATTCGTAGCCTTGCTATTATAGATACTTCTACAAAACAGTCAACTACGTTGGCACGGAAGAATATCCGCGAGATTGATAATTATTCAACAACCACAAAAACAAAGCCCTCGATTTATTGTACATGGGTCTTGCAGACCCCGAGTTTTGTTCGTCAGGTTCTTATACGCCCCCTTGCGGATAAAGTCTATACAATACGCTGGCGTATTTGGCTTTTGCCTACCATTTCGGGAACCGTGCAGAATACTGAGTTGGCAGTTTCGGATGACTGGCTCGAAATCGTGGATTATTGCGCTGCGTTGCGTGGTTTCACGGAGCTTCTGGAACATGATCGTGCTACTGCGATTCGTGACTTGCTTTATGGTTTCATTGATCCACGAAGTGGAAAGCGCCAGCCGGGCTTAATCGCCAGTCGCATGACGGGGATGCAGGCGGAGTATGAGGCGGGTGAATTGCCGTTCGGTGACTTGTCAACGAAAGTTGCACATGGGAAAGCGTAGCTATGGCTTACAAACAGATTCCAGTTTCTGGGCCGTGGGGTGGCATTCGAGATGATGTTGCGAGACCATACGCGCCGCTCAACGCCTTTGACGACGTTCTTAATTTCTTTACCCAAAAGGGCCGCATTCAAACAAGGCCGAAGCTAACTGCCTTTGGCACCGCCCCTGATGGGAAGCCCATCCGCTTGATGCAGTCCTTCATGGATAGGAATGGTAGTTTACATTCGTTGGTTTTGACTACTTACAATGCATATGCACTTGCGACTACAACTGGAGTTGTTAACACAAACGGTACGGCTGTGGCGTGGGTTTCTGGTACGAAGTTTGCAACAGGAGCCGGCGCGGTTGGCGTAAAGATTACCATTAACACCGTTGAGTATACAATCGCGTCTGTTACCAACGATACTTCTTTGACGCTGACTGGCTCTGCAGGTGTGCAGAATGGCGTTGCCTATTCTGTATACTGGAACAATCTTACCATGCCCGCAACCGTGACGGATCTTGGTCAAGCAAACCGGCCGTTTGGTAATGCATGTATAAACAACCGTATTTATTTTTCTCAGGGACCAACGAAGGTTTGCTACACCGATGGTAGCAAGGCATTATCTCTTGCTGGAGATGTTCCGGGTGGCGCCCGTTTCATGGGCGTTTTGGCAAGTAGACTTATACTCGCGTACACCGAAGAAAGTGCCGTTCTCTATCCCCGAAGAATCCGTTGGTGTCGTGCGGGGAATCCCAATAATTGGACTTCGTTTTCATCGGGTTTGGCTGATCTTATGGAGGTCCCCGACGAAATCAACGGCTTTGCGGTTTCGGGGAACAATGGACTTATCTTCCGTGAGAATGGTATATCGGCAATGATTCCGACTGGCGTTGGCACGTCGCCGTTCGCGTTCAGCCATTTTTCGGTGCAGCCTACAGGTATCGGTAATAAGTACCCTTACTCACTTGCTGCCTATGGCAATCAGCATATTATCTTTGTTTCTGCTGATGATATTTACCGTGTGAGAGGACTTGAAGTTACATCTATTGGTCGCGCCGTTAAGAAGAAGATTTTCGCTGATCTTGCGTTGGCCAATGGTACGGTGACTGGGCAGATTATTCCTAATCTAGGAATTGGCTACGACTTTCTATCGTACTGGCTTGTTATTCCAAAGTCCGGGTCTACTGCCGTTTGGGTATTCCAAATGGACGACGAAACGTGGGTGAGGTTCAGTTCGTCCGCCGGAGTCCTTGGAACCATCGGTTCGGTTTATACTACGTAAATGGCTGGTTTACTGTTAGTAAATCCGGCTGTAATCTTTCATAGAAGCGTCGTCGTTGACTCTTCTATAGGGTCGGATTTGTATTTATACAATGACGGCGATGCTTCGCTAAATGTGACGGTGTGGGCTTTAACCACTGGTACGAAGTTCAGAATCGAAGAGTTTACGGGTTTCGTTCCTTCGTTTGCGATGGCCGCGGGTGCGACTGCTAAAGTTAGGATTTGGTTCGAGCCAAAGAGTGCTCCAAACGTTAGTGGAATTACTACTTCGTTAACGATTGACATTGACGATACAACTGTAGCACTTACGGTATCTAGCAGTGCTGGCTTTGCCGAAGGTGATTATGTTCTAAAAGACGACGAGTGCATGAAGATCCAAACTATTGTTGGTTTGGATTGGACCGTTCTGCGTGGGCAGCAAGGGACAACGGCTGTTGCACACACTTCTGGTTATGATGATGTTTACCTTGTTACTTTTGATGTAAACACATTACTAAGCGATACATTAACCATTACGAACACTGGAAGTGTTACTCCTATTACTGTTTCAGTAAGTGGATGGGCGCAAAAAGCTGGCTCATCGAGGCTGTCAATTTCCCCTAGTTCGTGGTCGTTTGATTGGGTTGATGGCCAGGATTTCACAGGCGGAATTATTCTGGATCAAGAGTCCAACGAGTTGCACTTGATGTTGGTGAGTTCTGGGAATTTGCCTCTTACTATCTACGCGATTAATGTATTATATCCTCTTAGACTTTTACCTCCGATTCCGGTTCTTCCTAGTGTTTTACTTCCCGGTACTTCGCTTTTACTATTCTTAACGCTTATATCAAGGGCGACTGGTACTCAGACCCTTGATGACCTCCTCGAAGTTCTAAGTGATGATCCAATAGGCTCGGAGTTGTATGTTGTTGCGTATACGGGACTTGCTTTGACTTCGGCTTATCCTGTAACCGGAACGGTTAAGGCGCTTCTTAGCTTTGGTATTACACTGAAATCAGCTAGTACAACTGACTTCGCTTGTGAAGAAACGGCTTCACTGAAACAGACTACGAACCTTGGTGGTCCGTTCGTTGATAAGGCTTTTACACAACTCAGCCTGAAATACGAAGACCTTGGCCAATCTATTGTAAGTGCTACTGTTGTCGCTGGAGGTTTTACTGGTTATGTTGAGACTGCAATAGGGACTGTTGGAGCGGATAATTCTATTAAAGAGGCGTTATTCACATCTTATGAAGAAGGTGAGTATGCTGAAGTAACGCTTGGTGTGGGCGCTAACGCCGGGCCGGTTTCAATCACTGAAATAGCTTATAGAATAGATGAAGGAAAGGAACTTTCCATTCTTGGTAGTCTGCCGGCTGTAGTAACGGCCTACTCTGTAACAGGTGGTCCGCAATGCTTGTTTGCTTTTGGTAGTTCTACTCAGAAGACTGAGCCAACCAACTTAGCTTGTGAAGCAGCCGCTTCACTAACGCAAACCACAAATTTCGGTGGGCCGTTCGTTGATAAGTCTCCTTTCCAGTTTAGGTTGAAATATGAAGACCTTGGTCAATCTACTGTAGCAGTTACAACTGTCGCTGGTAGTTACGTCGGGTACCAGGAAATCGCAATAGGAACAGTCGGTGCGGATAATCTTCTTAAAGAAGGAGTAGCTACGTTTCATGTTGAGGGCGAATATGCTGTGATAACCCTCGATGTGGGCGCCGGTGCGGGGCCGGTTTCGATTACCGAAATGGCCTATGGCATAGATGAATGGAGTGAATTCTCTGTTCTTGGTGGTTTACCGGCTGTTGCATCGGCTTATCCCGTATCGGCTACGCCGTTGGGGTTGTTTACCTTTGGTAGCACGGTGCTTAAAGCTAATCCAACCAATCTTGATTGCGAAGAAGCAGCGTACTTCGTAAGAACCCATGACTTCCAACTTTCCGGTTCCGAGAAACACATTCCGTATGCAACGATTAAATACGAAGATTTGGGAGTGGCGGCATTTAGCCTTACGGCAAAATCGAAGAGGGAGACGATTGGGCCGATTTCAGTCACAATCGGAACCGGAGGCGCAGACAAACTTGTTAAATGGACGCAGACGAATTTGGCAATCAACGAAGAAATTATAGAGTTTACTCTTAATAGAGCTGCGTTGGGCGGGCCGCTTTCGTTTACGGAAGAACTTTTCCGTGTTGAACCTCGCGGTGAAGTGCGGGAAGGTACGTAGTAATGGAAAGACTTCCATATCAGCCGCCGTTCCTTGCGGTACGCGATCCGGAGGTGAATCGTGCTTTGTACGAAATGTACTTGGCTATTGCTACGGCTGTTAATCAAATAGGTGAATCTACCGAGCAACTTCGCAGAACTTCTTCGCAAACTGTAGCTGCTGTTGGGGAACCGTTTGCGGGTGTTGGGGTACAAAAGTCGGGCGTGTTAGTTGGAACTGAACCAGGTTTCAATGTTGTTCCGGGCGCTAACGTGGGAATTACCGCTGCAGACAACCCAGGCGCAAAGCGTGTAGATTTGACGTTTGCGGCGATTCCAGGTGGTACCATTCCACCTTATACTTCGCTGTGGAAATGGAACGGGACTGACTTTACTCAATTTTCCATTGCCTATACTGGAGCCGGCGGGCCGTGGGTTGTTGGTGACGTGACGCAACTTGTGACCGCTGATGCTGACTCGGGCGATGCCGCACATGACCATATTTCCCACATGAAGTTTTTCAATCCTGTCGGGAGTGCGGTCAACGTCTTTTTCCTGTATTCATCTATATCTTTGGCACCCGCTACCGGCGAACTGCTTTGCCTACAAGTAGACTTTGCAAACGCCGGCGCTGCGAATACGGTGGGGATCATAATTGCCAAGGCGGGAAGCGAGGCTACGGATAATTACAGGGTACTCGACAACAACGCCGCGAACATTGATATTTACAAAGCCGTTTCTGGTGTCGGTGAGTTGCGCCAGTGCGGCGGCGGTGCCGCTCCCGGTTGCGTCTCTGGACATTGGTGGCACAAGGTAAAGATGGTTGCGAACCTGTCGACCGGTACCATCGGTGGCATTCCCGCTGGCGGGATGAACGTTTACCTGGGTGGGGTTCCACTGTTCAAAAAACCCATGTTGCTAGGCAGCGCGACCGTTCTAAGTGGGGCCGTGACGGTTGGATTCCGATTCGCAGGAGCCGCCGGACTTGCGGCCAACGTTGCACGTGTTTCGCGGGCGGCTGCTTACTCGGTAGCAGCGGACTTTGAGCAGTTCTTCTAACCATGAAACTCGCGCCCATTCTCGCGCTGTTCTTGATGCTGGCTGGCTGCGGTAAAGTAAATGCACTTCCTAATTCTTAGCGAATCCGGCGATAGCCTTTCAGTAGCAATTCGGCTGAAAGCCGAAGGCAATAGCGTTGCTATGTGGATCCGGGACGATAAGTGTCAAGAAGTTGGACTTGGTCTAATAGATCAAGTTTCGGATTTGCGTGGCATTCCAGAAAGGACTATCATTATCGCAGATACCGTGGGTTTCGGTCCGTTTTGCACAATGCTAAAGCAGGCGGGCTACAAAGTAGTAGGTGGGGCCTTGATAGCCGATAGGCTTGAGAACGATCGTGCTTTCTCCAGAAAGCTGATGCAGAAAGCCGGACTTCGTGTTCCGAGGAATTGGGAATTTGATTCTTTCGAGGAAGCCGCAAAGTTCGCAGAAAAGCATTCTAACGAACGTTTTGCAATTAAGCCTACAGGCAATCTAAGTGGTACTTTTCCTAGCTACGTATCCGAAGGCGCCGAGGATTTAATCGAAGAGCTTAATAAGCTTGAAGAAGCTTCGCGCGGCGAACCAAGCTTCGAGCTGCAAGAATTTGTGGAAGGCGTAGCCATCTCCCTTGAGGGCTGGTTTAACGGTAAAGAATTTATTAGGCCACTTAACCACACACTTGAGCGTAAGCACTTAGCTAATGACGAACTTGGTCCATCAATGGGTTGCGCCGGAAACGTCGTTTGGGTAAAGTCTGACGAATGTGATTGCCTTGACAGTTATACTAAAGTATTAGCCGAAGGCGGTTACGTGGGTCCGTTGGACTTGAATTCGATAGTCACTGAAGAAGGCGAAATCTGCGGTTTGGAGTTTACGCCACGTTTCGGCTATGATGCCGCTCCGACTTTGTTCACGGAGTTGTTCCAAGGTGACTTGGGTCAGTTTTTCCATGATTTAGCATACGGTAGTATTCGTGAAATGAATCTGCGAAGTGGCTACGCCTTTGGCATAAGGATTACCGTACTTCCGTGGCCTTACGAAGAGTACAAAGCCGAGGCTGGTCTTTCGCTGCAAGACGTGGATTTGGCCCACTTTGCTCCTTACGAAGTAATGCTTTCGCAGGATGGTAAGTATGTCACTTCTGGAGGACACGGAATTGTGGGCGTAGCCTGCGGCTATGGCAAAACATCGCCTGAGGCGGGAGCCGCTGCGTTGCAGGTTGCTTCGCAGTTGAGGCTTCGGAGGAAATTCTACCGAACCGATTTGTGTCCATTGTTCTATGGAGATATGGACAAGCTTGGCTTGGTTAAGTCTTTACAAAAAAACGGAAGTGTAAAGTAGGTTGACACTTATGGCAAACACAATTGGGACTAGGCCGATATACATTGATACTCCAGGAGCGTCTGTTCTTTTCAACGGGCGTATGAACATTAAAGAGCTTGTCTGGGCGAATTACACCGCCGACGCACATACGGCTGTAATCCAGAATTCTGCGGGTGCTCCTGTTTTTTCCAGCAATGGAAAAGCGGACTTGTCTGCAATACGTGTATCGCCTGGGTGGATCGACGGACTTATCGTTCCGACGCTTGACAGCGGACAACTTTTCATCTACCTGAAGTAGGAGGTACTATGGCTGTCGCGGGTGGTTCTCCGGCAGCGCCGGCGTTTCCTTTGACGACTTCCAATCTTATGGCGGGTTCGGATCCGTATGGCGGTGGAGATCCTTACGGAGGCTATGGAGGCGGAGATGGCTTTAGCTTCCCATTGGGTGGTCTTGGTACGTTTACGCCTTCGGCTGGCCAAGGTTCGTCTGGATTTGCTTTAACAACTCCAAGTGTACAACCACAGACTTACGACGTAAAGAATACCGGACAGTATGTGGCGGGTGGCCCTATTTCGCCTGATTTTACCAATCAATTGCTTGCTTACCTTAGCAGCCAAATCGGTAAGGGCGCGACGCCTTACGGTGGTACGGCGGCGTTGCCAAGTACCGGAGGTGTAACGGATCCAGGACAGCTTTCCGCTGGAATGACTCCATTGCTTGCGGACCTTCTGCAGCAATTCCAAGGCGCTATGGCTGGTACAGGGGGTGGGACGCTTGGGGAGATGGTCAAGACTGGTATGCCTGTGAGCCAAACGGCTCAGTGGGCGAAGATGCAAAGTGCGATGGAGCGCCAGTACCGAATGGGCGAAGCCAATGTCGCAGAAGGATTCGCCGCAGGCGGTGGCATGACCAGCTCGCCTTATGGCCAAGCCATGACCGACTACAATTTGCAGGCTGCGAGAGAAAAAGCGGCGATGTTTGGGGGAATGGAAACAACGGCACTCGAATCCGCGCGGGGTCGTCAGGTGCAAGCACTGAATCTTTTGTACCCAGCAGCCCAGAAGCTTGGCGAACTTTTCCAGGGGATGGATCAAGCAGCGATTAATCGAACTCTTGCAGAGTTCATCAGGACACAGCCGGAGTACGGACCACTTCTTAATCTGATTTACGGACTTGCTACCACGTTTCCTCCGTACCTTGGTAAGACAAGTGGAATAGGAGCTACCGGCGCGGTTCTGGCTGGAGCTGGAAGTATCGCGCAAGCGGGCTTGGACATTTACAAAACGATTTGGCCGGGCGGGACTACAGCCACGCCGACCACGTCAACTGGAGGCGCACAAAGATCGCCGACGGAGTCGTTACCACCATTTTCGTGAGGTAAAAGATGTTTAAGAGACTTCTGTTCGTCGTTTTTCTTTTGGCTTTTCCAACGTTCGCCGATGACTACGCGATGTATTTCTCCTACGTCGGCACCGCCACCGGCGCGGCCTCTTCGAGTGCTCAAAAGCAAATCGGTACAAGCGTAGCTTACCACAAGCTCGCTTGGAATAAGTCGGGGACTGTTTCCAAGTGCGAAGTAGTCGTTGAGCAAAGTGCTACTGGTACTAGTGGTTGGACTGACTTAGTCACCGCGCAGACTTGTACAAGTAATGGGACTTCGACTATTTTTGGAGCTTCTGCGAACTATGTGAGGATTACGTTTTCAACGCCAGTTACGGGAACTGGCTCTGTGACTGCGTCGTATTCGGGGTACATCAATCTTCCATTGACTGATCCTCCCCTTTTCGCTTCTTGGACAGCGAAAGCCTTTGTTTACTCGAACGCTTTAAAGCAAGCTGTTACAACGGCTGCGCCGACAGATGGGCAAATACTTATTGGCAAAACTGGAGACGTTCCTGTTCTTGGAAGTGTAGCCGGCACAACGAATCAAATTACTTCGACGCCTGGCGCAGGAACTATTACACTTTCGACTCCGCAGGATATTGCCACGACTTCGACACCGCAATTTGCTCGTCTTGGTTTGGGTATAGCTGCCGACGCGACTTACTTACTAAACGTCGTCAAAAGTATTCCAGTAGACGTTGCGGCTGACATCGACGCTGCTTACTTCGCCATTAATCGTACAGACACCACAAATGCGAATTACGTAATGACCGCTGTGGAAGGCGTAGCCCGTTCACGTGGGGCAGATGAGTCAATTACTCTTCGCGGTGGGCACTTCAGAACCTACACCGATAATGTAGGCTACCCTGGCGCGACAGCGCGGAGTTCATTCGGTGTTGACGCCTCAGTACGAACGGCTGCGGATAATGTAGCGGAGCAATGGACTGCCTTCACAGGTGTTCGCTCTTACATGGCTCCTTACTTTACTGGCGGGACCGTTGGGAACCTCAATAACTTCCACGCCTTTTGGGGTTACAACGAGTCTACTACTAACGCCGTCACCCATGGATTCTTTCTGAGTGACGCTGGTACGACCGGCTGGACCTATGGTCTCTCAATGCTCAATGCGACTATCGGAACCGCCGAGATCGAAATGTCGAGTGGGGAGACCATTGACAATAAGACTAATGGAATGTTCAACTTTACGGGCGCGTTGAGGTATGGGACTTCTGCTTCTTACTCAGATCGTTCTGCGTTTTCTGGTACCCAGCAAGGCATCTCGACGTTCCTCACCTCAGATATGAGTCTTAGCTCGGTGCTTCGAGGTGTAGAGGGCCGAGTTAAGAGCACTGGTGGGGATCACGCTTCCGGAGGTTACTTAGTAGGTGGTCGTTTCCATTCGCTTCAAGACACAGGCTCGACCGCATACGATCAGGTTTGGGGATCGAATAGCACCACTGAAGTCAAGGTTGGGACTGCCGTAGCAGTTTATGGAGCAGTAGGAGACGCGCTGATTGATACCGGAACTACCATCGGTCAAGCCTACGGCACCTTCGGAACTCTACGAGTTAACGGAACTGTAACCTTCAACGGTTATCCAGGCTCTTCAGGAATCTTCGGAGCCTTTGGCTCAAGTTACCTTAGCACAGGAGTCACCCTCAGCACTTCGCAGATTGACGGGGCTGTCGGTGCTTTGCTTAACATGGAAACGGGTCGCAGGAAGGCTAATGCCGCGTTTGCTGCCATCCTAGGCAATGCGTTGAGCGAATCGTCTGCCGGAGCTGGAGCGGCGTTCAAGGCATATATCTTCAATACTAGTGCTCCCTTTGATTATGGCTTGGACCTGTCTCTTGTCGGGATGGGTCGCACTTCGTATGGAGTTGCCGATGTTCGGCTCTCGCATGGAGACACAATTAGTAATCCTAGTTCTGGTACGATTTCTATTCCCGGCAACGTCGGCATCGGGACGACGGCGCCAGCCGAGAAACTTCACGTCTACAACGGCAATTCTCGTATCGACTACGGGCACTTGAGGTTCATCTCCGAGGCCACACCAGGAGCGCCAACCTCGAATGCTCCTACCGCTGGCGGTTCATGTACGGCAGGTACGCACGTCTTCGTAACGACCTTCGTGACTGCGAATGGCGAGACGCAATACGGAGCAGCCAGCGCCGCGCAGACTTGCGGAGCGAATGCTACTGTGCCGTTGAGTGCCATTCCTACTGGCACTTCTGACGTGACCACGGGCCGGAATGTCTGCGCGTCGAAAGCCGGAACCACCACGCCGTTATACCAAGTCGGCGCATCGCCCACGATTGCGGATAACAGCACCACCACTTATGATTTTGTCACCGCAGACGGTTCGCTGACCGTGGGGTGCAATGCGACGGACAGCACTACCGGGGGGATTTGGGTGGATGGGACGCGGGTCATTAAGATTGACCCGGTGACTGGTTATGTTGGCATTGGTACGATGCTTGGATACCAGCCAAACACTCAGTTCCACGTGGTAGGAATTTCAACGCTATGGGGTCCAGTATATATACCCCTGTCTTATGACTTATCTTGGTGGAACGGGTCCGCCGTGCGCAGCGCAGCGGATGGATACCTGACGTTTCGGAAATGGGGTGCGGCATCCGGTTTCACTATGTTGCAATTCGGCGGCACGACTGCATCTTATCCCGCGCTTAAGACTAGCGCCGTGGAACTTGAGAGTCGCTTGGCCGACGACAGTGGCGGCGCGCCAATACGAGCCAGTGCCTACAATACAACGACCAACTGCGCCGACGGCACCGCCACACCTGCCGACTGCGGAACGGCTGCTGCCGGAGCGGTTATCATCTCGGCAACGGCAACGGCAGTTGTAGTGAACACTACGGCAGTCACGGCCACCAGTCGTATCATGGTCACGCGGGACAATTCACTGGGAACGGAACTGAGCGTGACCTGTAACACGCAGTCCGACTTGGTGCTCGGCACGGCCAGGGTGACGGCCAAGACCGCTGCGACCAGTTTCACGATTGCGATTGACGTGGCACCAACAACAGACCCGGCATGCTATACGTACCTGATTTTCAACTGAGGTGCAAGATGAAACGACTTTTGATGGTCCTGGTTGTTAGTCTAGTTTTGGTTCCCATAGCCGCCGCGCAACTCTCGCCCATGGCCCTGATCGCTTCTCCGTTAGCCGGTCTGAATCTGACCGAAGTGCAGCAGCAGGCAGTGGCAACGCTGACTCAAGCGCGCAACGATGCCGTCACCAATTTGCAGGTGCAGATGGCCTCGACTGTTGACGAACTGGAAGTCCTGTTGGACGCTCCAAGCCCTGACCTCGCCCGCATCGGCACATTGTCTCGGCAAGTTCGGTCGCTGGCGGCTCAGGACAAACAGGCCCAGACGCAATTCCGGCGCGACGTGTGGCAGTTGCTCACACCAGCGCAGCGGGACATACTGCTTGCGAGATTGGGGTTCTAATGCGGTTACTCCTAACAATCTTCACCTTCGCAGCACTGAGCCTTCAGGCCGATCAGGATTGCAATGTGTACCTCGGCCGCCTCTTGGTTGCTGACCTTCCGACTGCGGGATGCGAGGGCCGCTTTGCCACAATCACGAATGCCTTGGCCTCGACAAGTTGCACGGTGGGCGGCGGTACAAAGCGGGTTCAATGCACTGACACCGGCTCGGCCTGGGTACCGTTCGATTCTCCAGCGGGCGGCAGCGGAGTTTGGGGAGCGATTACTGGAACTCTGAGTTCACAAACGGACCTGGCAAACGCCTTGAATGGCAAGGCCGCGAGTTCACACGGCCACGCCGAAAGCGAAGTCACGAATCTCACAACGGACCTTGCAGGCAAAGCCGCTGCTTCCCATGCTCACCCCATCTCGGATGTGACGAACCTACAGACCACGCTGGCAGGCAAGAAGAAGCTGATCGCGGTTTGTACCATGCCCGCAGCGGTCGCTACGTCAGGGACCGGCGAGACGCTGCTTTACAAGTGCGCGATCGCAGCGAACTCGGTTGCAACTGGAGATACCTTCCGCGTGCGGGTTGTCGGCAATTCGTCTTCCACGGGCACGTTGATCTTCAGGGTACGAGCAGGTGCGAACGGGACGACGAGCGACAACCAGGCGTGGATTTCAACCACTTCAGCGGCACAGGTAGCGAACGCCTGGGCGGGGTTCGAGGCGTTGGTAACGGTGCGCTCGGCAACGAGCGTGCAGGCGGCAGGGGTCGCCACCGCCGGAGCGGTCGTGCTTCCGCAATTGATTGGCGCCCCGGCGACAGCGGCGATTGCCTCGACGGCTACTTGGTACATTGACATCGACGCCACCTGCTCGAGCGGGACCTTCACGGCGCAGGTCGCCGCGATTGAGAACATATGAGTACCATAGCACAGCGAACCTTTACGCAGGCGATGGCGGGGGTTGGTGTGAATGTATCCGTCTATCTGGTGATTAACCGGACGAACAGGAAATGTTATGTTGGCAAGACTGGACAACGGGTGTCCGCAAGATGGCGCCAACACCTCTGGGATGCGAGGAAGCGTCCCCAAGTTTATTTTTCAAGAGCCATTCTCAAATATGGTCCGGGATCATGGGAAGTCTTAGAGATCGAGCGCGCCGAGAATCACGAGGTCGCGAATGCACTAGAAATGAAATGGATTGCGCTATTGAAATCCCATGATCCAGCGTTCGGATACAACTCTACATTTGGTGGAGAGGGAGACTTAGCCACTCCTGAGACTAAACGGAAAATAGGGAATGTGCATCGCGGCAAGACTATTACGCCTGAACATCGTAGGAGGATTTCCGAAAGGATGATGGGGAATCAGCACCGCGCAGGAAAGACGTTGAGTCTGGAGCAACGGCAGAAAATCAGTGAGAGGCACCGTGGCAAAACGCTTAGCCTTGAAACGCGGGCAAAAATATCCAGCGGCCTGCGCGGGAGGATAGTGAGCGCAGAGACACGCAACAAACTTAGAGAATCGGCCCTCGGCAACAAGCGTTGCTTAGGGAAAGTGATAAGTCCCGAGGCACGGCTAAAAATGTCCGATGCAAAGCGGGGAGAACGCAGTCCTTGGTACCGCCGCGACATTTTAGCAACCGATGTCAGTGAATTGCGGAAAGCAGGATGGTCTTTTCGTTCGATAGCGGTGCAGTTAGGGGCTAGTTCTAGCCTGATCAGGTCTCGTGTCCACGGTAGGGCAGAGGGGTAGGAAGAAAGAACATGAGTTCCATTTCATCCCGAACGTTCGAACAGGCGATGGCCGACGCAGCGAACCTCTTGAATGATACCGCTAGAGAGGTTTACACGTCCGCTTACCTACTCCCGTTCGCGGCGCAGGCGCACGGAGAAATTCAGAACGTCCTCTCGGCCGATGGTCTGCAATTCGCCGAAAAGGTTTCCGCGGCGATCGCGGTTGCGGGCGGAGCAACGACGGTTTCCCTGGCGACCCTGACGGACTTTTACGCGCCCATCGAGATATGGGAGCGGGCGGCGGGTGCTGCGGACTGGACGGTGATGGAGCGGAAGCGGGAACTTCCGGCGCCCCTGGCCGCGGCCCCGGCGGTGTTCGGCTCCTACGAGTGGGCAAACGGGACGTTGCGCGTGCCGGCCGCGGCGGGCAACCGCGAAGTCCTGATCCGCTACGAGTCCCAGGCGGCCTATGCGGTGGGTGCCACGGCGGTGGGTTTCGAGAATTGCTACTGGCCCCTGGTCTATGGGATAGCGACCCTGGCGGCCACTCCCACGGGGCTGGATGCCGAAGCCAAGGCCAACGGTGCCCGCTACATCGACTCACTGAAGATCGCGGTGGCGCGCGAGAAACAGAAGCTCGAAGGCGTGCTGCGCGGGCCGGCGCCGGATCGGGCAGCACACACCTGGCTCGATTCGGTGCGGGTGCAGGTAATGGATACGGCGAAGTCGAAGTTTGCCGATTCATTCCTCCTGGAACTCGCGGGTTCGGTGAAAGAGCAGATCGAGGCGGAATTGCGGCAGCACTCCATCGAGTTCGGCGAGACGACTGCGGCCCTGGCTTACGTGGCGAACGCCGTAACGATTACCGGGCTGCCGGCGGATCTGGTTGAACCGCTGGCGATCTTCCAGCGGGAGACGGCGGGCAACGAGTGGACGGAAGTGGCGAAGTGCGACCGGCTGGACCCGGACCCGGTATCACCGCCGGCCAACCTGACGTTTTGGGAATGGTCGGACCTAGCGCTGAAGGTGAACGCGGCGACGGTCGCGCAGTTGATCCAGGTTCGCTACACGAAGCTGTACGGCTATCCGACTTCCGCGAACCCGAGCGGTTTCCACACCTATTATTGGCCGATGGTCTACGGAGTGGCGGCGGAAGCGGCGAAGCGCAAGGAAGAGACCCAGGCGCTGGCGGCCGACCTGGAGGGCAAGTACGAAAGGGCCAAGTGGGCGGTGATCAACATATCGGTCAAGGCACAACAGGGCATTCCCCGCGGCCCGAAACCCTACCGGAACGCGGGGCGGAGACGGAGGGGATGCGGTTAGTGATTCTGCGAACCCACGAAGCGGTACCGCAGAGAAGAGGAGCAGAAAATGGGTCGGAGACTCGAACGATTTGCGATTTGTCTGGATGCGGTGGGATGCGTGGATCGGTTTTTCGTCCCCGCCGACGAGGATTACGATCTGATCGGGGTGATCGCCCGCAACGGGTCGGGATCGGGCGGGGCGGTGGCCGCCGCAACATTGACGAGTGGCGGCGTGTTCACGGGCTGGATTGCGGCAACGAATGTTCTGAACGCCGCCGACACGCCGCATAACGGCGATTCCTTCACGCTGGGCACCAAGCCTTACACCTTCAGGACAGCGTTGACGCCGGTGGAAGGAGAAATCCTGATTGGCGGTTCGGCGGCGGTGGCCTTGGACAACGCCTTGTCCGCGGTGAACCACACGGGCACCCCGGGCACGGATTATTCCTGCGCCGTGGCGCATCCCACGGTCCAGGCGACCACCAACACGGCCACGGACCAGACCTTCCAGGCCCGCACGGGCGGAGTGGGTGGAAACGCGATTGCGAGCACCATCGCGGGAGGCGGGTCGGGGCATATCACGTTTACCGGCGGTGCCCTTTTCACGGGCGGGTTGGACGCTGAGACCGTGACCTTGGGTACGGGCGCAACGGCCAAGACCTACGCCTACGTGGCGGTCCTGAGCATCCCCGCGGTGGCGAACGAGGTGCTGATCGGGGCAAACCAGACGGCCAGCCACCTGAACATCCTCCGGGCGGTCAACAAGGCCGCGGGTGAAGGGACGTTGTACGGCACCGGGACCGTGGCGCATTCGAGAATCCTGGGATTGTCCTCGGACGGTACAACCACGGTCTTTAACGCGCGGGTCAAGGGCACGGCAGGCAACGCCTTCGCTTCCACCGAGACTTGCGCCAACGCCAGCTTCGTCGGGGTCACCTTCGCCAGTGGCACGGACATGACGCTGATGCTGCGTTCCTGCGCGAACGGGGTTGCGGTAGCCAGCGGGACGGCAATGCTGGCGGCCGAGATGGACCTGGCGGGCACTCCGATCAACAGTTCCGTCGTCGGCCTGCCGCATCGGACCATCTTCAACACGCAATTGCGCAAGGGGTACGCGATTGGCCTGGACTTCACCGGCACGGTCACGAACACGGTAGGTCTGGTGATCGGCGTGATCCTGCGGCGCACCGGGCCGGCGATCTATGCGTAAGGAGTGGCGATGGGCGGGGGTCTGCAACAATTCGACAAGCTCGAACTGGAAGAATTCTTGGGGCTGTGGACCATCGGAGATCCCCAGGATGTTCCAAAGGAGTATGCAGACCCCGCCCTGAACTGCGCCTTCACTCCCAGTTCGGTCTTTCAACGGCCGGGGCAAGCGGTGAAGTTCCTCACGGGACAAGCCGCGAGCCCCGGCATCCTTCATCAAGAACTGTTTCTGACGGCCGCGCCTTTCTCGAGGCGGCATCTGCTGCTTTACGCCACGGCCGGCAATCCTACTCTCAGGATGGCAATGCAGATTGTGGCGGGGTCGAACGCCAGCCCGACGAAGTTGACGGTGGTAGGGAATCATGGCCTGCCGAGTGCCATGACGATCAAGATTGCGGGGGCCACCGGTGCCTGGGCGGCGATCAATGGGACCCGGATCGTGACCAAGATCGACGGGAGCAACTTCACCATCCCGATAGACACCATCACGTTCGGGGCATTTACCGGGACCGTGTATTTCACGATGGATTTACTGGCCGGGTTGCCAGCAACGACGGTGCATTTCCGCATCGCTCCCTACAACGACCGAGCGGTGATTTGCTTCTCGGACGCCTACCAGGGAACACTGCCGCCCTATCTCTACGATCCGACCTGGGCGTGGCCGAACATAATGCCCTTCGCGCTGGCCGCCGAAGCGCAATCCAGTCTGACTTTCACCCAACCGGCCGCCGGCTCGATTACTCCAGGTGAACACTACTTTGGAGTGCTGGCGGAAACGCGAAGCGGCTGGGTGGGGCCGGCCTTTAAGTATGAGCGGTCGGGGACGGTGACGACTTCGGTATCAGGCCTGGACTACATTGTGGCATGGGTCTCGGGAGACGACTTCACGGCCATAGCGGCGGGCCAGAAAGTTACCATCAATTATATCGAGTACACGGTGGATCATGTAATCACCTCGATCCTGCTGCATCTGACGACCACCGCCGGCGCTCAAACGGCGGTCGCCTACTACACCACTTGGCCGAAATTCACGGCGGTGAACTACGGGGCGACGGGCACCTTCACTGGGACGGATGTGCCGCATGACGGCGACACCCTCACCATTGACACCAAGACATATACTTGGAGGACGGGGCCGCTGACGACAATTGAAGGCGAAGTCTTGATCGGCGGGACATTGGCGGCGGCACTCGACAACCTGAAATCCGCCATAAACTTCGCGGGCCTGCCGGGCATTGATTATACCTGCCTGGCAATGCACCCCACCGTGAAGGCCACCACCAACACCAACACCACACAGGTTGTGGAAGCCCGGACGCCAGGGGCGGCGGGTAATGCCATTGTGACCACCTCGGCTTGCACGCACGGGGGATGGGGCGCGGCGACACTTACGTTGGGCGGCCCGCACAATCTGGTGATTGCCAATCTTCCAGTCTACCTCGATCAAGGCCTGTACGGCGCGACCTACTATGCCGCCCACGTCACGAAGCTGCACATCATTATGACGCAGGCTGGCCTACTGCAGTTCTACGTGGTGGCGAGCCTCGCAGTGGGCACGGCAACCGTAACCCTGAACCTGAGCGACACGGAAGTCAAGCAGAGCGAAGACGCTGCGGCGCTCCTGGGCTATCGGCACACGTTGACGGGCCAAATGGTTCCTTTCTTCTTCAATATGCGGCTGGCCTTACTGGGAGATGGTTCGGATTCTAGCCTGGTTCTATTTTCTGAGCCGGACGCACCTGAGAATTTCAACGCGGCGACGGGGTTCCAGGCCGTCCGCCGAGAAGACAGCCAGCGGTTGACCAACATCTTCCAGCAGGGCGACACCCTCTACTACACCAAGGAACGCGCCTTGTGGGCCACCCAGGACAATGGCGGGCAGCCCTATGAGTGGGCGTTGTTCCGGGTGGCTGGAGTGGGATCTTCGGGACCGAGTTGCGTGGCCGGCGGGGGCGCCGATGAGGACAACGACAAGCGCGTGGCGTATCTGCTGGAGGCGCGAGGTTTCTACAAATTCGACGGTGGCGAACCGACCCCGATCACAAAGACGATTCGGCCAACTTGGCTGGCGCTAAACAACGCGGCCTTCGCGCGCGCGGAAGTGCGTGTTGATGTCGCCATGGATCGCGTCTTGGTCCTGGTGCCCGGCGTCGGGTTATCAGTTCCGAACCAGATGATTGTGTTTGACATTTTGGAGGAGAAAACGAAACGGTCCATCTGGACATTCGCTGGGAACGTGCCGAGTTCGCTGGTGGTTGATGGGGCCGAACTGCTCTACGTGAGCTCCGACGGGAGTTACGTCGGGGTCTTCGATGCGGTGGTCCATGCCGACTTGATCGGGCCGGCCACGAAGGTCGCCATCGCGCAGCAATACCGTTGCGGCGCTGTTTGCCCACGGAAGGAAGGTCTGAATCTTTTCCGGGGCGTTACGATGCGGGTGCAAGGGGCGCCGATCACTCCCACGGTTTTAACCATCGCGCGAACGTTCGGGTTGGTCACAGTTACGACCACGGCGGACCATCGCTTGCAACCCATGGACAGGGTGAATATCGCCGGAGTGACGCCAAATAGTTTCAACGGGACTGACATTGAGGTTTCGTATCTGAACGCCACGCAATTCACCTACGCCAATGCCGGAGTAGATGAAGCCGGGGCCGGAGGAATTATCACGCTGCGGGGCCTATGGGTACGATTCTACGGCATTGATGAGGTTGTGAAACTGACGAAGACGTTGCCATTGACGGAGAACCCCGCGCAGGACATCACGAACCAAATCAACATCCGCCACGAGCGCCTGCGGGTGGACCTGAGTTGCAACAACGTGGACGAGCATTTCGACCTCTGCCGCATGAGGGTGTACGCCAAACCTCACGGCTATCGGAGCATGTAAAGTGGGCAAGCGAATCTTCGCGCCGGAACTCGATCATCCCAGCATCCGGGATAATGTGCCCCTGCGGGACCTGTTGCGGCGGATCATTGAGTTTGCCCAGCGGCAACCCGACTTACCGGGAGACGTGACCAACATAGTGGCTGAGGCCTCTGGCGGCGGTGGTGGGGCGGAGGCATTCATCCTTGGGCTGCCGGGACGCGTACTGCTCGGTAACCCGGGACTTTGGAACTCGTTTCACTGGGCTGGCCCGATGGACACCATATCGATTTGGACGCCTACGGTGTGGGACAGCGGAACACTGGAGATCATCGTATTCCATAAGCGCTGGTCTGCCGGTGTGAAAACCATCGTGCAGGCACTTCCACTCTCGATTGCCGCTGGAGACACAGAAGCCAGCATACCCGGTTCCTCGCTTATTGCACGGCTGCCCTATGACTGGATCGAGTACGAGGTCACCGGCAGCGTGCCCGCCGGGTGTTCTGACTTGGAGGTGAGGGTGCGATGCAACGCTTAATTGTTCTACTCGCCGCCGTCTGCCTTCTGCCTACTGCCTTCTGCTTTGCCCAGGGCGGCCAGGCCACGGCGCTGCCCGTCGACCCGGCGACCAAGGTCCACCGCGCCGCGCTCTATGGCGGCACGCCAGCGGCACAGATCGCCGCCTGCTTGGCCGGCGTCCAGGCCCAGGGCGGCGGCGAATGCGATGCCAGCGGTATCCTGGGCGCGGCGACCATTGCGGCCGACATCTTCAGCGGCATAACCGCCCCAGCGCGTCTCCATCTGGCGGCGGCCTATACCCTGGCCGTCGATCTGACGGTGCCAGGGAACATCACGGTCACTTTCGGCCCCGGCAGCAGCTTCGTTGTAAATTCCCCGAGGGTTTTGGTTCTCGCCGCTGGCTCGGTCGATAACCCGGATGGACACCGGATTTTCAGCGGCACCGGGACAGTCGAGGTGGACGGCACGACCGATCCCCGATGGTGGGGCGGGGATTCTAGCGGCACCATGGACTCGAGCGCGGCAATCACGGCTGCCGCCATGTCCCTGCCGACCGGCCGCGGCGATACCTTCATCCCCGGTGGGACATTCAAACTCGGCAGCGCCATTGATCTCTCCGGCACCTACGGCAGCGGGTCGAACCGCACCATCCGCGGGACGGGACTGTTTTCGACCACGCTGTCATTGGGCGATGGCGCGAACAGCAGCATGTTCACCTATGGCGCGGGCGCGAAATCGCGGGTGAACATGTTCGCTCTGCTGTTCGACGGCAACAAGGCCAACCAAACGGTTGCTCATGACTGCGTACTGGTCGGCGAGTCAGCCTCGGATGAAACGATGGTACTGGATCGCCTAGGCGTCTATCAGTGCAAAGGCACTGGATTGCATCTCATGACCGGCGTGAATCGGCTCAGCCTGCGCGACGGGTTCTTCCTGAATAACGATGTCGCCGGCGTGAAACTCAGCGACTCAACCACACAGGATGTTTTCAGCTCCGGCAATCTTCACAACTTCAATACCTACGGGTTGCTGATTCAACCCACGCAGAAACGCGCAGAGTTCCAGCTCTATACATCGGTCGGGGACCACTTCGAGACCAACAGTGCGGTCAACATCCGAGCCGAAGATACCCAGGGCCTGAACGTGCTTGGCGGCTATTCGTACCACCAGGGAACCGCTGACGCCTATCTGGGACCGCAGGTGAGGCAATCGCACTTCCTCTACAGTCAATCACTGGCGGGGATCAACGACGCTGGTTTTTTCAACGTGGTCCGTGATCAAACCTGCGCCAGCTCCATCTATACGAAATTCGGCCAGGGCCAATGCGCGTTGCGCAACAAATTCCCCATACTGGAGCAGGCCCTCGACCCCTCGATTGTTTCCGATTGGGATATGGAATCCGCGGGCCTGACGGCCTGGACGGCGGGCGCCGGCGCCACCCGCACCAAAACGGCATGGCTCAATCATATTACCGGTGACCGCTACCTGCGGCTGGTCTGCTCGTCGGCGCCCTGCGAGGTGACACAGGACATCGCCGACACCATCAGCGCCAGCGCCTATTTCTCGGCACTTTACACGGCGACCACGGAAAATGCCGTCGCCGGTTTCCAAATTCGCCGCAGTGATACCGATGCCGTGCTGGTCGATTCTGGCTGGTTGATCGCGCCCAATGACGGCAATGCCCGGCCGCCCTACCGCTGGACCACGACGGCTGCGCTTGCTGCTGGTTCGTGGCGGATCGCGTTGCGCTGCAATAGCACCACCGAGGCTTGTGTCTTCGGTGAGGTTCGGTTGATTCGCAACTACGTCCTGGAACCTAGTTTCGAGGACACCACGGCGGGTTGGACAAGCCAATATGGGTCATGTGTCAAGAGCGCCACGCGATCACGGACGGGAACTTATTCCTACCACTGCACGAACGCCGCGATCTACCAAACGCTGATGGGTCTGCCGTCGTCCGGGTATGCACTACTGCGGGCCTCCGTATATGTCGAGACAGGGACCGTGCACTTCGGCTGGGGGTCTGTGTGGAACGGCGCGCAGACAGACAATTTTTACGACTTCCGCACCGCCCGCGCTGCAATCACCACCGGCGAGTGGAACGATTTCCAGCTCATTGTGCGCCTGGATGATTTCGGCGGCACCGGGCAGCGTCTAGCGTTCGGCGAGTTCACCGGCACCAATGACTTCTACGTTGACGACGTTTCCGCCGTGCTACTCAGCAGTAGCGAGACCGGCAACCCGACATTTGCTACCCTGGCCGTGAATGGTCCGACCACTCTGCGCAATACGCTGGGCGTTGCGGGGCTGACAAGTCTGACCGGCGGGTTTACCTCATCCGTCCCACTGGCCAGCGCGCCTGCAGGAATTTTCATGGTCACAGGCGGGGATAACAGCTCGATCGAGGCCCTGCGTGCCGGCGTGAGCGGCACTGGCGCGCAGAATCCGTATTTCGGCCTCTACAGCAATGCCGCTCTCGGGCCGAAATTCGGCGCCGATAATTACTGGCAGACCGTGTACATAGACCATGCCGGCAGCGGTGCAACTCGATTTAGTATGCGGCTGCGCGGCACGGAATATGCCTGGCTGGACACTGCCGGGCAATTCGCGGCCACAACGTTCACGGCGAACGGATCGGGCGGGCAAAGCCTGACGATCACGGTGCGCGACGCGGCCGGCACAGGAACCTGCACGATCACGTTTACCGGCGGGCTTAAGACAGGAGGAACCTGCTGATGCTGATGACGATGCGGCCATTCATTTTTCTTCTCTGCGCCCTCTGCATCTCCGCGGTGAGTTCACCCGCGCAGGAACCGGGCCGGCCAGAGAAACCGCCGTCCAGCAATAAGACGCCTGTGGTTCAGGCGCCGGCCCCACAACGCCCCGCGTGGCAGCCTGCTATCACCGAGCAGGAAGTTCTCGCCGCCTACGGCGCGGCACTGATGCGTGAGGATGCGGCACGGCGGCGCATCGCAGAGCTGGAGGGCATGGTCGATACTCTGAGTGGGGCCCTGCGCGCTTGCCGCAATCCCCCTTCGCCGCCGGTGATGTTGCCGCCTCCTACCGCGGCTCGGCCATAGTAGCGTTCCCAGCTCGCCGGAATGGCGCGGGAACCGGAATAGACAAGCAGGATAGGGGGATAAAACGATGGCATCAGCAGCAATCAATCTCGGTGGGAGCGTGGTGGGCGGGATCATCTCGGGCATCTCGGCCCGCAAGAAAAAGAAAGAGCTGGAAGCGCAAGCCAACTGGCTGCGCGGGCGGGACATCAACGAGCAATCCTACTACCAGGACAAACTCGGAAATGCCACCACTGATTATCTGGCGCCGCGCGGCCAGGCCTGGGACATCTACAGCGACGTTTACCGCACCGGCGGATTCAGGCCAGAAGAGCAGGAAAAACTCCAGATGACGCCGGAGCAGCGGAGGGCGCTGGACTACTCCGACGAAGCGCGCGAAGGTCTGGACCTGACGGCGGGGGAGCGATCGGGGTTGGAATACGGCGCTGGGGGCGAAGGGATGTACATGACCCCCGAAGAGCAGGCCAGCCTGTATTACTCGCCGGAAGAACGAGCGCAGATCGAGTTGACTCCCGAGCGGGCGCAGGAGATGCGGGCGGTATCGGGCACCGGGATCTCGCGGGCTTATCAGACAGCGCGCGGGGAAGCCGGGCGGATGGCGGCACGCCGCGGCGGGTACGTGCCGGGCATGAATGCGACCCTGGCGCAGATGGCGCGGGAGCAGGGCGAGACGGCCTCCGAAACTGCCATGAGGAATGAGGGGGACATTTACCAGATGGGGGCAACGGCGGCCGACCGGCTGGCGGCACAGCGAACCGGGGCGGCCAGAACGATTGCCGCAGAGCGCACGGGAACCGCCGGGACCATCGCTGGACAGCGGATCGCGTCCACGGCCTACGGCAGCGAAGCGCGGCGGGCGGCCATCCAGGAAGCGCAGCGGAGCCGCGGCGCGGCGGCCAAGGACGTCTACGGGGCGGACGTGGGCGCGACGACGGCGATCCAGGAGGCGCGGGAGCGGGCCAACACAACGGCTGGCGCCGGGTTCAGTAACCTGAGCGCGCAGGACCTGAGTCGCCTACAGCAGTTGGAGGGGTTGAGGGCGCAAAGCAACCTGGGCTACGCCGGGGCCATCACCGGGCAGGCGAACACGACAGCCGGACAGCCGGGGTTCGCGTCGAGCTTCTTCAACACGTTCTCGGGTGGCGGGTCGCCGGGAACCTGGTCGCCCTCGGGTGGCGCCAGCAACACGGCGACCAGTGCGAACAATCCTCGACCGTTTAGCTGGGGGAGCCTGTTCAGCAGGCGACCGAAAACGCAGCAGGTGAACCCATCGGACCAGTGGGGATAGGAAGGGGGCGCAATGGGTGCAAATGCAATGTCACTCGGACAACGGGACTGGGCGGGCTACCTGGGGTTGGGCCGCCGGGGGCGCCGGCCGCTCTGGCCCTTGGGTTCGGACTGGCCGAGGCCGCCGGATGAACAGTCGGAGTTGCCACCGGAAACGGCCCAGAACGAACCGACGCCACCGGAGCCGGAGATTGCCCAGGGGCCCCCAACGCCGGGGCCTGCTGCCACGCCAGAGCAACGAAGCTGGGCGCTTGAGGCTCTGCGCCGGGAGATGGAAGGGCCGCAACCGGCCTTGCCCGTCCGACGGGGCGATTGGGGCGGCTTCGAGCAAGGCGGCCAAGTCTACAAGCCGTCGCTGGGCTCGAAGATCGTGGGCGGCGTCGGGCAATTCCTGGCGGCGGCGGGCGGGGGCATGGGGGCCGGGGCGCGGGCGCACGAAGAATACTTCGGCGGGCCGTATCGGGAAGCACTCGGTCGGGCCGGAGTCGGGCAGGCCATGCGCGAGAAGCGCATCGCCGACCTGACCAAAGTCGCGGAGGAAGAGCGCCGCACCATGACCGAAGAGCGCGAGGCGCGCCTTTCCACAGCGAAGATCGGCGACTACGCAAGCCAGAAGCAACACCGCGAGGCACTTGCGAAGAAGCAACCCCAGAAGACCTACCAACGGGTCCCCGGCTTTGCCCCCGATGTGACCGGCAACTTGGTGGCGGTGGTCGGGTTCCAGGACACGAGCACCAGGGAGATTACGGACGCGGCCGGCAAGCCGATACCCGGATTCGTCACCAAGGAAGAGAAACCAGAGCCAGCGGTGGAAGACAAGCGCAGGGCCGTCAGAATCCGGCAGGATATGGGACTCGGTAAACCGGTAAGCGCCGAAGATCGAGCGTGGCTGAAAGGCCATGAAGCCGAAGCGACGATAGGGACACGCCTCACGATTCAGCAAGCCGCCGAAAAGCGTGATGAAACCGAACAGGCGCTCGATATCGCGGCGCAGTCGCTTGCCAGCGGCGATCTTTCGAGCATCCGCGAGATCGCGGGTTTCCGTGGTCCCCAACTCATCCTGCTCTACGCCAAGGTCAAGAAGCTGAACCCGGCCTTCAACATAGCCGAGCTTAACCGCAAGATCAAGAATGAAGAATTGTTCACCACGGGGCAGGAAGGAACCCAACTGAAATCGTTCGACACCTTCCTGCAGCACGCCGGAGAACTCCACGACGTTATCGAACATCTTCGGTTAACTGGGTCGCCACTCATCAACAAACCCTGGAACTGGTTGAGAGACCGGGCGGCGGGGAACCCCGACATCCGGGCGCTGGTTGTTGCCGCCGAAGCTCCCAAGAAAGAATTCGAGAGTTTCCTGTTAAACAACCGTGCTCTCTATGAGATGGATCGGAAGTCTTCCGATATAATGCTGGCGAATGATTCCTCCCCGGCGGCGTGGGCAAGTGCCATAAAGCAAATGGGGAAGACTGCCAAAGATCGCGTCACTGCGGCCAACTGGCGGTACAAGCGGGTGAGTAAGAAGGACCTCGAAGACCCAATCAGTCCAGAAGGCATGGCCGCAGCGGAGAAGATCGGGGTGCCCTTCAGGATTGGCAGCGGTCCGGCGGCGGGCGGCGGGGCACAGCAACCGGCGGGCGGGCAGCCGGGTGTAACTGCTCCGCCGGGAACGGTTCGATTCACTTCCCCGACCGGAGGATCGTGGAACATCCCCAACGAGAAGATCGCCGAGTTTAGGAAGGCTCATCCAGAAGCGGTAATGGGAAAATAAGATGGCCGACAAGTGGGACAAATACGCGGTGCCTGCGACGGATGAGTGGGATCAATATGCCACTGAGCCGATGGCCGGGCCGGTGCCGGTTTCCACGCTGCGGCGGGCGCGCGCTGAGATCGCTGGGCAGCCGGGGCAACTTGAAGGCGCGACGCCTCGGCTACGAGAGGCTGCGGGAATACCCGAAGGTCCACCTGAACCGCGTCTTGGCGTCGCTGAGGCGATGATTGGAACGCCAAGGAGCGGCTGGAGAACGCAGATTGAGGGCACAGCCCCACCCCCGGAACCCGTTCGTGGAATTGGTCGGGGCCTCAAGAATCTTGCCGGCATGGTCACGGGGCCGGTAGAAACGGCGTTGGCCCCGCCGACCAGTTGGCCGGAGTTTGGCGCTGCCCTTACCGGCCCGGGTGGATTGTACTTCCATCGCACCGCTCAGGCCGCATTGGAAAAGGGCCAAGAGGCCCTGGGGTTTGCCCGCCGGGGCGACATCCCCGGCGCCGTCGCTGGTGGCATCGAAGCGGCGACTGGTCTGCCCACCGAGCGGTTGCTGCGCACTGCGGGCGCTGACTTGCCGGGTGCGGTTGCGGAGATGGCGACCACGGCTGCGGGTGTGGCGGCACTCGGCAGATACGGAGGCCGGGCGATTGGGAAGGGCGCGGCGGCTACGAAACGCCTTGCGCCCCCCACCGCCAATTTACTGAGGCGGACCGCCGAAACCAATATCGAACGGGTGCTTGGAGCAACGACCAAGAAACTGAAGGTCATCGCGTCCGAAAAGGTTGTCCCCGGGATCCTGGATCGCAATATCAAGGCAACGACTCTACAGGGTCTCAGTGAACAAGCCGCCCAGGGAGTTGCGGAGCATGGGGGTGCCGTCGAAGCCGCCGTGAAGCAGGCCACAGATTCCGGCGCCCGGCTCGATACCGCACCGATCATCGACAGGCTGGAGGGATTGAAAAGCCACCCGGATTACACCCTGACCAGCAAAGAAACGGGGAAGGTCACTGCGCACCGGGAGGCCCCTGTCAATCAGATTCAGGAAGTCCAGGATATCGTCGCCAAATACGGTCCAACGATCACCCCGGAAGACTTGGTGGCCGTGCGCAGGTTCCTGGATGACGCGGTGGCGAAGAAGAAAATGGCGTTCCTGGTGGACGAGACAAAAGGCTTTGAGGCTCATGCGTAGGAAGCCGCTACCAACGTCCTGCGGGACGTCCTCAATTCAAAGTTCCCGGACCTTGCCGCGGCCAACAATGAGTTTTCGTTCTACAGGAATCTGCAAACGGTGGTGGACGCAACCATCCAAAGAAGAGCATCCCAGAGTCACGACGTTAGGCGGGGCCTGAAACTGGTGCGCGGCGGAGGTATCGGAGGGGCGGTTGGGGCATGGGTAGGCGGATACCCCGGTGCGGCGGCTGGCAGCATCGTGGGGGGTGTCGCTGAAGCCCTGCATGATTCGCCATTCTACCGAACCAGAGCGGCCGGGGTGGAAAACCGGCTGGCCTCCTCTCTCGGTCGGCGCCCAGTTGGCAGGGCGATGGGCCCGGTTCCGGGTCCGCCAGTGTCAAATCCCCCATTTGCCTTGGGACGGGCGACCCGGTCGGCTGGCAGCCCAGCGGCCCCGGCGCGAGAGACAACGCCTGTTTCCCCGGCGACGGTCTCCCGCCAGCGCGACATCGCGGCCATCGAGCAGGGTGGCGGGAAGTTTGTGGGCCTGCAAAACGGCGTGGCGGGGCGCGTTCCGGACATGTATATGTTCAACGACCCGCAGACCGGATCGACGTTGAGCGTCCCGACCGGCGAAGCGACCGCCGAAGCGGTCGCGTCCAGGATCGCGGACAGCCGAGCGAAATTCCAGAACCCGCAACCTTCAGCGGTCGTCGCGCGAGACGTTCAAACCGCGAAGGCATCGCCCCGGATGGCCAACGAACTCCAGCAACTTCGCACGGAAGGGGATGCGATTGCCCGGGACAGGACGCTCTCTGACGAGGCCCGCAGCGCAAAGTTGATAGAGGTGGGGAGGCGGTATGTGGAGCTTCTGGCGCAGGCCGGCGGTCAGGGAAGAACTCCCAAGTAGCGCCCCGCCCAGACGAGGGCAGCCAGGAAAATGATGCCGCAGTACAGCATGAACACGGACACGACCAAACGGGATGGCCTTTCGTCTCAGTCCATACGTCACCTCATCTGGCAATCCTACCACAGGGGGCGACAATGACAAAATCGCAGTTGCAGGGCGAAGCGAGGCTGGCGGCGGTCAGGCGGCAGTTTTCTGAGCATTTCACCATGGAGGAGTTCGAGGAAAACTCGCACGACTTCACCAACTGCATGCCGGCCGACTGCATCCCGATGTTCGAAGAGTTCTGCGCGAAGATTCTGGAGCCGATTCGGGAACTGCTCGGCAAGCCAGTGCAGATCACGTCGGCGTATCGCTGCCCGCGGCTCAACACCGTGGTGGGGGGCGTGCCGGACAGCTTCCACGTCGCCACCCCGCTTCAGTGCGCCGTCGATTTCGTTGTGCCCGGCATGACGGTGCAAGCGGCGTTCGACAGGATCCGGTTGCGGTCCTATCTGGCGATCGACAAGGTGATCCACGAAAAACGTGCCGGCAAGGAATGGCTCCACGTCCAATGGCGGCGCGGGCTCCCTCCACGGCGGGTGGCGCTGATATTCGACAACGGAACGTGGTTCAAGACCGAATACCGGGTGATGGTGCCGCCGGTGGCCAACCCGGAATTGTGGGGTGAAGCGTGACAAGCCTGCGCGAGCAGGCAAATAAACTGAGGGGGATCGCCATGGCGACACCAGGATTGGGACCGCAGACCATCGAGACGCGGTTGGAATTGATCGAGTTGGTGCTAAACCGCATGGAACAACGGTTGTTCGGCAACGGGCAGCCAGGGGAACTTTCGACATTGAAGGCGCGCGTGACGAAACTCGAATCTTGGCTGTGGCGCGGCCTGGGGGCCATCGGCTTGGCAGTTGGGGTCGTTGAATGGACAGTAAGGCGCTGAGAGGCGCGGAAAAGGAGAGTGTTATGACGAAAGTGTTGAACGTGGCGTACTTCGTGGTCTGCGGTATCTGCGCCATTGGCGTGGGAGCGACCGACTACGTTTCACCGAAGTGGAAGCCCGTGGTGCTGGGAGTGATCGCGGCAGCCGGCTGGCTGAAGGCCCACTGGAACTTCAAGACGAACCCCGACGGGACGCCGGCCACCACGGCCTACCAGCCGCCGGTCTAACCTCGATGGCCGGCGACATCAAACTGCCCGACTTCATCTCGGGCTGGCGGCAGACGAGTGCGCTCAAGGTGTTTTCTGCCGTCCTGCTGGATACCTTCATGGCGACGGCCTCCACGTTCGGCGCGCAGTGGGGGCCGTTCGCAATGGCGTGGTTCTACCAGCTCGGGAATTTGTCGCCTGGCTGGCGGATGGTCACCTCGGCCTTCATGGGATTTTTCCTGGCGATGCCGATTGCTTCGGGGGTGATGTGGCGGCAGTGGGTGGCGAATCGGAATCAGTTGGACAAGGACCTAAAGGCCGCGGCGGTGCTACTCGGGACGGTCGTCACGGTTGAGGGGGAGAAGAGGCCGAGCTAAACCTCCTCCACGCCGACCGCCTTCAGCGCGGCAAGGCACGTTGCCTCTTGAACCGAACGGCCCAACGTCCACACGGAAAGCGGTCCCGCCGCATCCCTCGTAAACTGGACCGCACCCGCCCACCGGGAGTCCGCAGGGCCTTTGATCTGCAAGAACCAACCACCTGCACGCATCTTCTCCACCACATCCCAGGCATCCGGGATGCTGCCTTGGTAATCAGCGACAGCAGCCACGCGGCACGTAATCCCGCCATAGGTGATTTCCTTGCCTGCTGGCTGGTGGTGGATCAATTCGGTCGGGATGCTCATAACCCGTCGCGCCACCAGCGCATTTCGTTCCCCAGCCTTCGCCTTCTCCCACCACTGTTCAAGTTTCATGGTTTTCCTTTCAGAAGAACCCTCGCCTGCTCCACCGCCGCCCGGTCCACCTGCACGGTGATGTACCCGATGCCCGGATTGTCATGTTCAACGCCCCAAGCCATCAGGTCGGACAGGGCCTTCTCCAGAGCCTCGACGCGTTGCTTGTAGGAGTCCACGAACAGACGCGGTCGAGACAGGAAACCGTCCAGGCCACAGGTGCAAGCAGCATTGGCCTTCCGGCGCGGACAGAACGAATCGTGAACCCACGCGAACTGGTTGGCCGCCTTGATCCATGATTCCAGCGCCTCGACCGTCGCCAACAGGAACCGAATGTAGCGCGGGCTCTCGGCCATCAGTCTGCCGTTCGCCTCTATTTCTTCGTTCGATAGCCGATCTGCACAGCCCTCGGCGCGACCGATCTGCGTGTATCTGTTCTTACAAATCGCAACTATTGGCAGATAACGTCCGCCTCCGCAACCCCACTCTCCCGGAGTGATCTTCGCCAGTGCTTCCTTGATTTCCTCAATGGTCGGTTCGTTCAGTTTCTCGTTCATGACACCCTCCTCAGTTTATCCTTTCGCGCGGCGGGCGTACAATATGCCGTCGCCAAATCCGTGGATGTACGAGTTCGCGTCGCATCCCCTCGGGACACTCACGGGGATTGTCTCTCCGGGAATTGGATTGGGTTCCTTCTTTGCGCCCCTTGGGGCGCAGTCCTTATGCCACCACCGGCCCTTGTACCCGATCCAGGTTTGACCGTCGAGCGACCTTCCGAATTTCCCTTGACAACCGGGGCAGGCGATTTCACATAACGATGTTTCGGCCATCGGAATCCCCTTTCAGCAGTGACTTGGTGAGCGACTGCATGGCCTGGCGAACCGCCTCCGGGTTGCCGTGCGTGTAGAGTGCGTCCATTTCGTCCGAGGTGTGCCCGTGGAGTAGCCGCCGGTCGGTTGTGTTGACCCCGCCGGCCGCCAGCCATGTGCTGTTGGCGTGTCTCAGCCAATGCCAAGAGACCCCCGCCGGCACACCCAGCAGCCTCGCCTTGGGCTTCAGGACGCGCGCCTGGATGTTGGCCGCGGAAAGCGGCGTGCCGGTGCTCTGGCAGGCGAAGACGGGGTGCCCGGGGGCGTTCCAGCGCGTTCTCGACTTCAGCCGGGCGAGTTCGGTCAGCAGTTCATCGGGCACCGGGATGTTGCGCCGGCTGGCGTCCGACTTCAGGGTCCCCCACCGCCCGCGGCGGAATGTCTCACGCTTTACGATCTGCGCGCGGTCGAAGTCTACCCGGTCCCACCGGAGCCCCAGCGCCTCACTGATGCGGCAGCCGGTCACGCTCAGAAACAGGACGAGCTCACGGACGGGCGAATCCAGGACCGCCATCAGGCCCCGCACCTGGCCGATGGTCAGGGAGCCCCGTTCCTTCCGGTGCATGGGCGGTAGTTCAAGGCCGTCGGTGGGCAGCGTCCGGTCGGCCGGGAAAAGGTCCAGGTTGCGTGCGCGGCGGAAGATCCTGGTGAGGGCGTTCCGTAAGTGAACGAGCGTTTGGACCGAATACCGCCGGCCCCTGAAGGTCTCCTGAGCCTTGCCGTCCAGGAACCGCTGTACGCGGTCAAGGCTGAAGGCGCGCAGTTCGATGGCGCCCAGCGCCGGCAGGATGTGGCCCAGCATGGTTTTCCAATGTTCTTGTCCGCCGGGGTGCCGCTTGTTGATGACCTGGGGCTGGAATTTCGCCTCGATGAATTCGCGCAAGGTGATGATGGAGCCGGGGTGGCAGGTGTAGCTATCGAGTTTGCTGAGAATTTCGGTCCAGGCGAGCCGGCTGGCTTCGCGGTGGCTGAGGGCTCCGGGGCCTTCGGCCGGGGCGATCACGCGGCCGGGGTGGGCGCGCGCTATCGTGCCATCGGCCAGGCGAACATCCTCATGCCAGCGCAAAAACCAACTCGGGCCAATCTGTTTCAGGTATCCCTTTTTCTGCAGAGGTCTTCGGGCCATGGTGGTATCCTCCTCAATGAAAGAGAGGAGAGGGTGGTTTTTCGGATTTGTCATTGTTAGGCTTTCTTCCCGTTCGGAAAGTTGATGGTGCATCCCGCGGGCATGGAAAACTTCCCGCATTCCAGGGCCTTGGCGCTGCCGAGCCCGACGATCATGGCGCAGGCGCAGATGTCGCGCAGATCGTCTTCTTTCAGTTTTCCCGGCAGTAGTCGGTACTGGAAGGCGAACCGGCTCCCGGCATCGGCGCATTCCGAATCGTGGATGATGGATTTCTCGCCGCGCGGGGTCTGCACGCGTCCCATGAATTTCCGCCAGTAGGTCGAGGCGGGCTTGTCCTGTTTCGCGGCGCGCAGATAGATGCGCTCAGGGTGATCCGCCTCGACCAAGCTGATGCCGACCGCGGATACCTGGCCGGCTTCGGCCATGTCGCCCTTGGTGCCGATGATCTCCTTGAAGATGCGCAGCCGGGAGGCCGCCTGCTTGAAGCAGGCTTTGACCATCCAGTTCCCAATCCAGGGGCCGTGTTCGGTGCGCCGGATGACGTTGATCCCGTAACTGAGTTTGGCTTCCAGTTCGCCGGTTTCCGGGGTGGTCTCGCGTTCTCCAATTTCTTCGGCCATAATGCGCTTGACGGCCGCTGTTGCTTCGTCACCTTCGAGTTTCAGGTGGTGCTTCACGTAGGCGGCGACTCCGGATTCATCGGCCGGTTGTCCGCCTACCAGGTCGGTTGAAAAGGCGCATTGGGCGGTAATAACCGCCGTGCGCGCAATGTACGCTTCGGTGAGTTGCTCTTTTGTATAGTTCACGTCTGTCTCCTTTCGTTGTGTGGGGCCGCTACGTCTCGTTCAATCTGGCGGAGTGCGGCAGAGCCGCTACGTGTGGCGGAATCATGTTCAGTACGATCTAACCGTGCCGCTGAGTCGGGTGGGATCGCATGCCATGCGGTGCTACGCTGTCCCGCCGCTGTGTCTCGTCATATACTGTTACTGTCGGGCCGCTGCGTTCGAGTTAGTCTCGTTCCATTGCGTTCGATTCAGTCACGCCGTGCCGCTAAGTATCGTTGGGCCATGCCCTGTCGGGCCGCTTTGTCCAATAACATGGTGTACGATCTAGCCGCTCCGTAAAGTAACATATTGTCTAGTCACATCGAGCCGCTATGTGGTATCCAGTCCGGTCATGTGCAACCCGGTGCGGTCTAGCCGCTGCGTGCAGTCTGGTCGTGTAGAGTCGCGCCGCTCGGTCGCATGTTGCGCCATAGAGTCTAGTCCTGCCGCTTTGTCCGGTCACATCGCGTGGCATCGAATAATGCCGCTACGCTGCTTTCGGCGCCTGCAACAGCGGCATCTCCGTTTGGGGCAACCGCCCCTTGGTGAGCCGCTGGAATTGCAGGTTGAGTTCCGCGGTCTTCAGTTGCAGGCCGCGAAACCGGGCCACGACGCGCGCCTTGGATTCATCGAGTTTGCCGTTCTTGACGGCCTCGATCTCGGCCTGAAGTTCGCGCATCATGTCGCTAACCGTTTTCACTGTGTCTTTCTGCGCCATCGTGTTACTCTCCTTTTCGTGTGATTTAGGTGCTACTCGGGTCCCTTTTCTCGGTCCAACTCCGGGGTGTACTCACCGCAGTCGTCAACATATGCCTCTATGAAGGCTTGCGCGACCGGCGCCGTGAGAGAGTTACCGTAGCCGCGCAGGCGTCCCACTCGGGCGGGAGCCCCTGCAACCAGCGGGAATGTGCCGGGTTCAACTGCCCGCCAGCGGCCGTCGGGGTATCCTGGCTCGGGGCGGCAGTGGAGCCATTCGGCGTCGGCCCAGAAGCCGTTAGTGAAGCCTGGCTCGGCAGCATCAGATCGCCCTTGCTGCCGTGCTGATTCGGCCCACGCTTCTCGCCGTCCGTTGATCTCGGCGTGGCCCAACCAGTCGCCAGAAAGACCTGGTCTTCCAATCTCGATTTTCTGTCTTCTGCTCGATCCGGATTGCCCGTTGAGTGTCCCGCCTCGACCGATCGCGGCGTGGCCCAACTCGCCACGGTCTCGATGTCTGCCTGCCGTTTGCTCCCATGCGGTTGCGATTTCCGAATGCGCCCGCCGTCCGGCGTATGCGGCGTCGGCCAACTCGCCATCTTCGCCGCATTGCTCAGGTCGTGGGGGAAGTGATGATGGTCCGCCATCACGTTCCCGCGCTCCCGTTCGTCGTGGCTCTGCGGCGTCGGCCAACTCGCCAGCATCGCGAAATCGTTGAGGTTTTGTTTCCGTCCGCCTGCCCGTTTGGCTTGCCCGCCCCTGGTTGCTTCGCTGACCTGCGGTGTCGGCCAGGAAGTATAGCCGCTGCCGGATCTGCGGCGCCCCGAGGCCCGCAGCGTTAAGACTCGCGGCCCTAATGTCATATCCGAGTATTTCCAACGAAGCACGAACAGCCGCGAGCCAAGTTTCGCCGTCACTTCCCGCAACCTGCTCTCCGCAGAAACATCGCGGTCGTCCGTCGCGGATAAGTCGCCACATTTCCGGCCATAGATGGCGGGCATCGGCAAACCATTCGTGGCCGCATACGCAGCATACGAAGAAGCCAGTTCGTCCAACATGCGGCACAGGGTTTCGGCCTTTGCACGCTGGACATGCCTTCTTCTTCCCAGCGACGGAGAACGGCGGGCATGGGCAACTCCCTGTCCAAACGGGAGTATCGTCTGACCATCCGGCTCGGCGAAGAGCGTAATTCCAGACCCCAATGCCGGCGAAGAAATGGCATTGGGCGAACCCGCGCACGTCTTCGGGTTGCACTTCTCGGATGTCGCGTTCATCGACTTCACCATGGGCAATCACTCCCGCCTTCATCAGTTCCGGCAGCCAGGCAGCCGCGAAGGGATCGTTTTCGTTGTAATAGGCCGGCACTTACCCGCTTCCCTTGCTCTGGTCCAACTCCGGGGTATACTCGCCCAGGTCGTCAACGGGTGCCGGCTGGTTGCGAATCTCGCGGGCCTCGCGTTCGTTCTCCTGACGGTCGTAATCGGCCTGCGTCAGTGGCTCGCTCATGCTTTCCTCCACGGCAATTCGGTGTGCTGCCGGCCGTCCAGCCGAAGTTGTTGTTCCTTTTGCCGCAGAAGTTCTTTGAGGTGCCCTAATTCTCGGTCAATGCGCGGCAGTGCGGAATCTTCGTATCGCCACCATCCGTCTCGCAATTCCGTAGCCTCTTCGGCGTACAGTTCGTCCATTAGATCGTAGGCGAGTTCCGTGTTGGCCAATAGTTCGCGCAGACGGTTAAGATCCATCGGCTGTTCCGCTCTTCCATTTGCCGTTCTTGTTGTCGCCGTTTTTGGCCGGCGGTTTGCCCTCGATCATGCTGTCTCTGGGCTTGTTCATTTTGCCCTTCGGCGTGCCGCTGGGATGGTCTGCCGTCCCGGTTCCACCAATCCCCAGTAGACCGGCTCCATGTCGTATTTCGCGCGATCAACCAGCGCCGCACGACCGGCGGCGGTCAGCCTGATAGGGCGCGCCTGTCTGGAGTGATCCCACTCGCCGATCTCCCACCATTCAGGGTGCTGGTCCAGCCAGTAGAGCATCTCCACACCCGAGATCAGACAACAGCGAAGCTCATCCGCCAACTCGGTTCGCCTTTCCTTGTCCCAGGGGCTGAACCAGACTGTCCCGGTTGCTGCTACCCGTTCGGCGAAATCCCACTGGCCGTCACGCATCCGTCGCGCCATGGCACGATCTTTGCGCGTGCGACTTACTCTCCTGTCTCCGATGGCGCTACTCGTGAGGCCTCCAGCGGCACCTACTGCCTTCCGCCTTCCGCCTTCCGCCTTCATCGGCATGCGGCCCTCCGCGCGGCGTACTGTGCCAGGGCAGTGGCCGCGAAAACGATCGGCAGAATCAATGTTCGCATTTGCTTTCTCCTCTCTCACTGTGGGGCCTGGGACCGGGCGCCCGCATAGGGGCGCCCCCTACTTCACGCGGGCGGCTAGGTCATGGCCGAGGCCAGCGTGGTGCGATCCGTTTTGGCGTAAAACTCCGGCTCACCGGGGTCGATGGAAACGCCGCAGGCGCGCAGCTTTTCCAGCTCGTCGTCGCTGGCCATCAGCACGGCTTCTTTGTTGACCTCCGGCTCCGGCTGGCGCACGAATTTTCCGTACCACCAATCGCCGAGCCCCTGGATCAACCCGACGATGGTGGACATCTTCCAGCCCTTGCGCAGGCTGGTTTTCTCGGGCGCCTTGCGTTCCCCAATGACGCCGAAAGTCAGCGGGATGCTTTTTATCGGGCCGTCGCGGTGCGCCTCCCAGAAGAGGTGCATGGCGGCATCGAGTCCCTCGATCTTCTCGCGGTGGGGCGCCGCCTCGTCGTGGGCCGCAGCCTCGAGCGGCGTGATGGCCAGCTCCAGCTGGCCCTCGATGGCTTCGATGGCCACCTCGGCCAACAACTTCCGGCGGAGTGCGTTGTTGACGGCGTCGAGATCGGCTAGTGGTTTGGTTTTCATCGGACCTCCAAGATGGCTGTGGGCCGTGGGCCGTAGGCTGTAGGCTGCGGAGCGTCGAGCAGGGTATAGTCGCGCTCGCGCCCGCAGCCCAGGCAGACGCGGTAACTCGGGCGATGGTGCTGGATGCGCCTGCGGCGGTCGCGCCGGCGCTGTGGGAAGCTCTCGCGCGGGTGCGGGCAGCCGAAGAGCCAGTCGATTGCGGATTGCAGATTTCGGATCCAGGCTCCGCCGGGACAGGTCGCGGATTTCACGCGGCACGCTCCCAGGCCAGCAATTTGCGGCGCAGGGCGAGGTAGCGCTTTCGTGCGCCGTGCCAGGTGCCGAACATCAAGTCCCAGGGACCGACCGCCATGATGTGGCGCATGGCATCGCTGGCCGCCATTCGCAGGGCGTCGATCAACGTGGCGAGTTCACCGTTGGTCAGCGCCCTTGGACTTTCGACTTTGGACCTTGGAGTTTTCATTTGCCCTCCTCCTTCCCGCGAATGGCGGTTGTTGCCCTGTCTGTGAACTGCGATGGCATGACTTTCCACCGTTTACAGTATTCAAGTGCCACGAACTCAAATCACACCACAGCCGCTTCGAGCGCGTCGGTGACGGCCCAGTTGATCTCCATGCATCTCACGCAGTAACCGCCGGAGTTGGTGACGCGACGGTTCACGTGAATCCGCGAATTGCCTGGCTTATCACTCCTCCAAGTCCGTTGATTACCAACCCGACCAGGATGGAACTTGACACAGTCACCGCTGTACGGAGTACAGATGTGTGCCACGACGCGCCTCTCACTCAACCGCCTCTCCTTACCTAAATCCACCTTGCAATGGCCCTTGACGCCGCAGGATGAGGGGGACAGATCGTCCATGATCTTCACGTACTTTTCAGCAATTCCTTCATAGGCTGTTGTCTCTGTAGCCAACTGCCTCTTCAGTTCCTCGATGCGTTTCTGTAGTACCACCTCCCATTCATCAGAAGCCTCCTTCGATACTTCCACCGCTGCCAGAATACGCTTCGCCTGCCCATCCCGCTCCGACTGGATGGCGGCGGTGATTTCACGCACTACACGGTCTCCAGTCGAACTGAAGTTGCCGTGATGGAATGGATCAACAATCTCCCGCGCAATCTCAGCCGGAGTGGGTGGTGGCGGTGGTACTTCACCGGGAGTTCCAAGCGGATAACCAGGTGAAGTTATAGGCGAACTGGTCGAGCGGGTCTCCTCAATGGTAATCTTGCAAGCACAACGTTCAGCACCGTAGGTCTTGCGAAAGGGGCACGCCGGTACATGGCTATGCCACTCAACGAGTGGAATGGACCCTTTCCCCTTTACGTTGTCCTTCTCCACTTCGCTCCCGGCCAAGGCGGTGCGGGCTTGCCGAAAGTCGGATGGTCCAAACCAATCTACGATACGTTCATGTGACGTACCAATCCCAACATCGTTCCACCCTTCAGGATCAACATAGTTTTCTGCGAAGGTAGCAAATGGTTCCAGCGCCTCCCGCAGTTTCCGCACCTGCTCGGTGGTGTCGGACGACGGCCCAGTGTGCTGTACCATATCGTCAGATTCCTGTCCCTTCGGCCATTCCCGCCGCTTGTTCACGGCCAACTTTTGTTCCGCCGCATGGATCAATGCCTGCAACGTCAACCCCGACCGCCGTGAGGCGTCGAGCACCAAAAGCAAACAGTCAGCGTGTTCGTAGGCGTTGAACGGCTCCTGTTGCGCTTCTCTCGCCTCCTTTTCGAGATGCTTTAACGGTCCAAGGGGACCGCGTTCTGTGTCAGTGCCAAACGTGACCTGGCTCCATGCAGCGTGATCGCTGTATAGCGCAGACAGTTGGCTGAGGGTGTTGGGGAACTCTGCGTCGATGATTGCGGCAATTTCCGGCTGCCACTCCCACCAATACACGGGGTTCCACGCCTCGTTGGTGCGGATGTAGTCAACAATCTTTTCCACTGTCTCCCTCGCCTTCTCACTTGCTTCTGGCATGACCGTTCCCTTCCGTCCTGCCTTATTCCGTTTGAGGCATTCTTCACAGACGACGCCTATTCCGCAGTTGCACATCACTTCCCCCCTTTCAGCGCGGCCAGTTAAGACCGCTCCGCTCCGGTTCAGCCGCGATCACGGGCCTTCAAGATTTCCTGGTGGAAAGTCTCCCAAATGTCGCTGGCACAGGTCCAGCAGATGTCCGGTTGCGGGCCGGTCGCGATGTGGATATAGGGCGCCGGCGGCTCGATGCGCCCATGGCAGCAGACACAGATGCGCAAGCGGGTGATCTTGCTGGCCGGCTGCTGGGGTTGGCCGGGGATGATCTCGGCGCGAAGAATACGCTGGCTCATGCGGGGACCTCACTTACTCGGATTTCGGCGCGTTCGGGAAGTCCGAAAAACTTGGCGGCCAGTATCTCGGTCACCTGGGAATCGTCATCGAACGCGATCCCGGTGAGACCGTCGAGCACGCCCCTTACCAGCTTGTCCACGTCTGGCTTGGTGGTTTTGTGTTTCGTCGATTTGCGTGCCGATTTCGGTTTCTTGAAAAAGAAGTCGGCCTGCACCCGGACGGCGGAAGTTCTCAGCAGACCCCCGGTAGAAGGCAACAGGGACTTGGCCATCCCCGCGATCTCCTGGCGCCATGGCTTGAGTCTCTTATTGTCAGAAGTGATGACTGGCCGCGTGGTCCCCTTCGGCAGAAAGGCCCGCGTCGAGCCTTGCGGTTGGGGCCGGCCATAGACAATGAAAGAGAGCATCTGTGTCACCGAATCAGCAGCCAGGTGACGGCAGGCGCCGCCACGCACAGCAGCACCGTGAGTCGCCAGCCAGTCAGCAGCCACAGCGCGGCCCTGTGCCAGCGCCGCGGCCGATGCCCGTTCACCGGGACGGGGGTATACACGAAGCGGAAGCGGTCGTGAAAGCCGTGGTTCA